GGGCGAGGAAAGCCCGATATTTTTACCGATGAAAACCGAAATTTTTCGGGCATTTCGTTACGCATTTATGAAAAAGAGTACAAAAGAGTACAAACAAGTGTGCTAAAATAGTATTGTGGAAATTTGAAAAGCGGAGCCGTATTGGTTTCCGCTTTTTTCGTTGGAGGGATTGTCTTTGAACATAGAAAAGAGAAGTATAAAAGAACTTAAGCCCGCCGAGTACAATCCGAGAAAGGCATTGACTCCGGAAGATGCTGAGTATCAGAAAATAAAAAGAAGTATTGAAACCTTCGGGTACATTGACCCTATCATCATTAACAAGGACGGTACCATTATAGGCGGCCACCAGAGGCATACTGTGCTTTCAGATTTAGGGTATAAAGAAGTTGATGTTGTAGTCCTTGACCTTAGCAAGGAAGATGAAAAGGCCCTGAACGTAGCATTGAATAAGATTTCCGGTGAATGGGACGAACTTAAGTTAAGAGATTTGCTGGTTGAGCTTGATTTAGGAGATTACGATATTAGTTTGACTGGCTTTGATAATAAGGAATTAGAGGCCCTGATAGAGTTGACAGACTTTGAATCGGAAGTTACGGAGGATGAATTTGATTCAGAATCCGCATACAGTGATAGTGTTTCAGACGGCCCACTTGTAAAGGAAGGCGAGGTTTGGCAGTTAGGCAGACACCGCTTGATGTGCGGGGATAGTACAAAGATTTCTGATGTAAAGAAGTTGATGGGCGCAGAGCTTATGGACCTAATTATTACAGACCCGCCGTATAACGTAAATTACGAGGAGAAGGCGGCAGCTCTGAACGAATACAGACCGAATAACAACGGAGCCATGGAGATTGAAAACGATACTATGGGTAACGAGGAATTCTATTCCTTTTTATTGCAGGCATACACCAATATGGAAGCATATATGAGAGCCGGAGCAGCAATCTATGTATTCCACGCAGACAGCGAGGGATTGAATTTCAGAAAGGCATTTGTTGATGCCGGACTGAAGCTTAGCGAATGTCTGATATGGGAAAAGAATAACTTCGTTTTAGGCCGTCAGGATTACCACTGGCGTCACGAACCGATTCTTTATGGTTGGAAAGAGGGAGCAAAGCATTACTTTGTGAATGACCGCACCCAGGACACCGTAATCTTAGAGGACGACGTAGACTTTGAGGCTATGAAAAAACCTGAACTTATTCAGTTTGTAAAAGATATGATGCATAGATATGCAGACCAGACAAGTGTGATATATGAAAAGAAGCCAATGAGCTCTTCGTTACACCCTACTATGAAGCCTTTGGAGCTTGTAGGTAAGCTCATAAAGAACAGTAGTAGGAAGGGCTGGAATATTGGTGACCTTTTCGGTGGTTCAGGAAGTACCTTAATGGCAGCAGAGCAGTTAGGAAGAAATGCTTATGTTATGGAATATTCAGAGCATTATGCTTCTGTAATCATAAAGAGATGGGAGGACTTCACCGGTCAGCAGGCCGTTAGGATTGAGGTGTAATATATGGCAGAAAATGAGAATACAACAGAGAAAGGCTATTACAAGGTTGATGTTATCGCTAACCTTTTCGGGGTAAGCGTCCGCAGGATTCAGCAGCTTACCCAGGAAGGCGTTATATCTACCGTACAGACAACCCAAGGTCGGAGGTATGAATTAGCACCTACTATTCAAAAATATGTAAAATATCTTTCCGATAAAGCTTATGGTAAGTCGAAGTCGGAGGCAGAAGAAAAGCTTAAAGAGCAGAAGCTCCGTGCTGAGATTGCCCTGAAGGAATCCCAGGGCGAGCTTCATAGATTAAGAACAGAGATTGCGGCAGGTAACTATGTTTCCGTTGAGGAAGTAAAAATAGATTACAGCCGCTTTTTTATATCTTTTAAGAAATTTGCAATGTCAATACCAAGCAAGCTGGCAGGGCGCTTGACCGGATTCGTTGACCCGGTAGAGGTAAGACAGCTGGAAAATGAGCTGCAAAAGGAAGTCACTAAACTTCTAAAGAGCTTCGTGGTTAGTGCAATCATCGAAGAAAAGCAGCCAAAGGATAGCACAGATGGCAAGACGTAAGTCTATACCGGTAACTGCGTATCAGTATGAAGCCCTGCAGGTGTTAAGCCCACCGGAGCAACTTACTGTGTCTGAATGGGCAGAGCAGTACCGAATGTTGGACTCTAAATCGTCAGCAATGCCTGGACCGTGGAGCAATGAGGTTACACCGTACCTTGTAGGTGTAATGGACGAGTTCAACAACTACGAAACGGAGCAGATTGTTTTCGTTAAGCCTACCCAGATAGGTGGAACAGAGGCTTTACAGAATATGATAGGTTACATTGTAGCGCAGGACCCGGCACCTACAATGATTGTATATCCTACGGACACGCTTGCCAAATCCGTTTCTGAAAACAGATTACAACCAATGCTTAGAGCTACACCTGAGATTGCAAAGAAGTTCGACGAGAATTCGTCGCTTTTGGAACTGCAGTTTGACAATATGTACTTGACGCTGGTTGGTAGTAATTCACCTTCGGGGCTTGCAAGTAAGCCTATCCGATTTCTGATGATGGACGAGGTTGACAAGTACCCCGGAGCAAGCAGTAAGGAAGCTGACCCGATTAAGTTGGCAACGGAACGTACAAAGACGTTCCACAACAAAAAAATATATATTACCAGTACACCTACACTAAAGACCGGCCATATTTGGAAGGCCAAGGAAAGTGCAGATATTGAGAAACACTATTTTGTGCCTTGCCCGCATTGCGGTGAGTTTATAGAGTTTAAATTTCAAAACATACGTTTTCCCGACGATGAGGGTATGAGCTATGCGGACCGGGCAGAATTCGCAACCTATGTATGTCAGGAATGCGGCTGTATCATTACGGACAACGATAAGCATAATATGCTGCGTTTGGGAGAGTGGCGTATAGTTCGTCACAACACTAAATATGTTCGTAGTGTGGCGTTTTGGATAAATACACTTTACAGCCCATTTGTAAGGTGGGCTGATATTGCGAAGGAATTCTTACTTACAAAAGATGATCCGGAAGAGTTTCAGAACTTCACGAACTCATGGCTTGCAGAACCATGGGAGGACACCAAACTGAAAACCAATGCCGAGCTGGTATTGGAGAGACAGACAGAATTACCAGCATTTGTTGTACCTTCCTGGGCAAAGATGATTACCGGTGGTGTGGACGTTCAGGAAACGTCCTTATATTGGACTATCAGAGCCTGGGGCGATTTCTTGACAAGCCAGAATATAGCCCACGGTCAGGCGCTTTCTTTCGAAGAAATTGACCGAATTATGAACATAGAATACATGACCGAGGATGGAGAACCGGTGGTAGTTAATCTGTGTCTGATTGACTCCGGTGACCAGACAGATACGGTATATGATTTCTGTGTTTTCCATTCCGATTATGCATTACCGGTTAAGGGTGCCAGCCACGCACAGCTTAGTCATTATAAGCTGAGTAAAATCAACCGAGAAGGCAGCAGCGCCAACGGTATGACCCTTGTATTAGTCGATGGTGACAAATACAAAGATATGATTGCCGGACGTATGAGGAAGCCAAACGGACGTGGAAGCTGGATGGTGTATAACGATTGTGACTATGAATATGCGACGCAGGTTACGAATGAGCATAAAGTCAATGTAAAAAGCGGCGGCCAGGTTAGACAGGTATGGAAACCTAAATACAGCCACGCTGACAACCATTATTTAGATACAGAGGTTTATGCCATGGCGGCAGCCGACATTATGGGTGTTAGAACCTTGCACCTTGCAAATGATGAGGCACACGGCAGACCGAATCCAACAGTAGATTCAGATGAAACACCAGAGGAAGAGTGGATTCGTAAGCATGAAAATTGGATTTAGGAAGGAGGCAGACTATGGCAGACAATACAAATCAGACACCTATTACCACACAGGATATGTTACAGCAGGTAAATGCAGCTATTATGGCGATAGCAGTAGGTGGTCAGTCCTACAAAATAGGTTCCCGTAGTTTAACCAGAGCTGACTTGAAGCAGCTATATGCTATTAAAAATGACCTTACAGCGCAGATTGCAGCAGAGAGTTCAGGCGGGCTCCTTGACGATTGCTATGTTGCAATATTTGACGGTCGATAGGAGGCAATATGAGTTTCATTGATAATATTATAGCGGCATTTTCCCCGGAAGCTGCTTATAGGAGAGAAGCGTACCGCCAGGCATACGAGGAGATGAGGTCAAGCTACGATGCAGGCTCTTACGATAAGAGCAACCGTAACTGGCGTGTAAGCAATGCCTCAGCAGAAACAACAGACCGGTATAGCCGCGACGGTGTCCGGGCAAGAGCCAGAGACTTAGAACGTAATAGCGACATTATGAATTCCGTAGTTGGAGCCTTCAAAAGAAATATTGTAGGTGGAGGCTATCACGTTCAGGTAAAGACCGAGGACGAGGAACTGAATAAACAGATTGAGAAGGCATGGAAGAAATGGTGTAAGAAGAAGAACTGCGACATTACCGAAACACAAAGCTTGAATCAGATTATCAGAATGGCCGTTGAGCGTAAGAAGATTGATGGCGGTATTCTCTTTGTGAAGAGGTACACTAGCGACGGTTTTGTACCATTCAAGCTTCAGATGATAGAAGTAGATGAATTGGACGCTGGTACCGTACAGCCGAAAAACAAAGGCAATAAGGTAGTCGGTGGTATTGAGTTTAATTCATTCAATAAGCCGGTAGGTTACTTCATAAGGCAATACGATGTAGATGGTTACGGATTACGTGAACCAATATGGATAGAAGCAAAGGATGTTATTTTCTATTTCACGAAAAAGCGCCCTTCACAGCTTAGAGAAATGTCCGATATGGCGCCTACCATTACCCGCGTCCGAGACACAAATGAATTTATGACAGCTGTGTCGGTGAAGGAAAGAATCATGGCTTGCTTATCCATCTTCATTAAAAAGTTGCTCCCTACAACAGGCATCGGAAGAGGAGCCGGTTCTGTATCTGGGGAGCGGGTAAGTTATGAAGGCAAGACGCTTTCACCGGGAATGATTAAGGAGCTTAACGCAGGTGATGAGATTCAGGTAGTAAATCCTTCCGGTCAGGGAACCGATGCAACCAGTTTTACAAAGCTGCAGCAAAGACTTATTGGAGCCGGCCAGGGTATCAGCTACGAATCAACCAGCCGTGACATGTCAGAGAGTACCTATTCTTCTGCAAGACAAGCATGGATTGAAGATGACTTAACCTATAACGAGGATAAGGAGCTTTTGATAGAGGTTTTGGACGAAATTTACGAGACCTTTATTATATCAGCTGTACTTTGCGGTGCTATTTCTATTCCGAAGTTTTGGCAGGAAAAAGACCGGTTCTTATCACATGAGTGGATTCAGGAGCCTAAGCCTTGGATTGACCCTTATAAGGAATCCAATGCTAATAAAATAGCCTTGCAGACAGGGCAGAAAACGTATAAACAGATTGCCGCAGAGAACGGTCGTGATTGGCGTACACAGATTGACGATATGGCCGAAGTCTTGGAATACGGTAAAACAAAAGGAATTGATTTAGGAGGTGTTTTGTTTGGTATCAAAGAAGAACCGAGTACACCGGAGCCTGATGATGACGAGGGCATCGGAGGAAACGCAAACAATAGCAAAAAAGAATAACGAGCGGAATGGAAGTTTGCAAAGATTTCTTTCAGACTGTTCCATTCGTGCTATGGAAGGCGAAGGAAACGAGCGTAAGTTTGTTTTGAGCTTCTCTTCCGAGGAACCTTATGAGCGTTGGTGGGGCGTAGAAATCTTATCTCACGCAGAGGGAGCACTGGACTTAACAAGACTTAATACCATTGGTTGTGTGCTTTTCAACCACGACCGAGACAAGGTTATCGGAAAAGTCCTTCGTGCCTGGATAGAGAACGGCCGAGGCAATGCAGAGATTGAGTTTGACACTGACCCGGATTCAGAGATTATCTATCAGAAAGTAAGGAGCGGAACCCTGAAAGGTGTGTCCGTTGGTTACAGGGTGCATACATGGGAAGAGGTTGCAGCAGGAAGGAAATCTTCCGACGGAAGGTTTGAAGGACCTTGCGACATTGCAACTTATTGGGAATCGTTTGAGATTTCCATAGTTAGTGTTCCAGCCGATCCAACCGTCGGTGTTGGACGTTCCCATGATGAACCGGAAACTACTGTGCCTACAGTAGAGGAAAAGGGAGTAAGCAGCTTTTACTATAACGAAAAGCAGCTCCAAATAAATAAAAATCATTTTACAGGAGGTAAAAATTATGAATCGTAGACAGATGATTCAGAGACAGCAGGAGCTTCTTAACACAGCAAGAGCTGCACAGAGAGAGCTTACTGCAGAAGAACAGGCTGAATTTGACAGCTTGCAGAGACAGATCGAGGCGTTACCTGCAGAGGCAGGAGAAGGCGCAGGCGCAGGTACACCTAATGGTGGCGAGAATGCTGACAGTATTCGTGCAGCAGCACAGCAGGCAGAGCGTACTCGTATTCGTGAAATCGAGGCTATGTGTTCACACTTTGGAATCGAAGCACGTGATTACATCGACAACGGAACTTCCGTTGAAAACGCAAGAGCAGCAGTAATGGAACGCTTAATGCAGAATGGTGCACCTGTTCCGCAGAGAGGCGTAGCAGAGGTTGGTGAAAGTGCAGAGGATAAGTTCAGAGCAGCTGCAGCAGACGCACTTGTAATGCGTGCTGGTATCGCTATTGAGAGACCTGCAGAAGGCGCAAGAGATTTAATGGGAATGTCCCTTAGAGACCTTGCAATCGAATGTTTGGCAACAGAAGGTCAGACAGGCCTTACCAGACGTTCTTCTGAGGACCTGTACAATATGTTACAGCGTCAGTTCTTCAACCCTACCGCAGCTTTCCCTACCATCTTAGACAATGCTATTAACAAGGCATATGTTGAAGGACATAAGACCGCTGCTGTTACATTCGACCAGTGGACAAAGAAGGGTAGTCTTAAGGACTTCAAGACCCACGATAACAATTACTTAGCAGGTCCTGCAGGAGAATTCCTGGAAGTACCTGAAGGCGGCGAATTGAAGCATGACGTATTCAAGGATGAGAAGCGTCCTACCAGAAAGTTAAAAACTTACGGTCGTCAGTTCACCCTTACCCGTCAGGCGTTCATCAATGATGATATTGACTTGGTAACAAGAATTCCCGCTAAGTACGCAGCTAGCGCTAGAAAGACTATCAATAAACAGTGCTACCAGATTCTGGTTGGCAACCCTGCAATCTATGATGGTACCGCTTTGTTCTCAAAGGCACACGGTAACCTTGTAACTACCGGAACCGGTATTACCCAGGCTTCTATGCAGGCTATGATTATGGCATTGCAGAACCAGACCGACGAATTCGGTGATGCTATCATCGTTCGTCCTGCAATCTTGATTGTTCCTTCCGGCATGGCCTTTGATATTTATACCCTGTTTAATAGTCCTACTATTCACACAGATGGTAACACTCAGGCAGTTAATCCGTTGTATCGTTATGCAAATCAGATTCAGGTTGTAGAGGACCCTACAATCAATGTTCTGTGTGGCGGATTTGGTAACGTAATGCCTTGGTGGTTGTTAGGTGCTAAGGACGACACCGACTTCATGGAAGTAGATTATTTGAACGGTCAGGAGATTCCTACCATTCGTAGAATGGAAACACCCGGAACCCTTGGTTTTGTATGGGATATCTACCTTGACTGGGGTATTTCCGTTATGGATTGGCGTGGAGCTATTAAGAATCCCGGCGTGAAAATCGAAAGTCCGTTAGTATAAAAAAATAGGAGGTAAAAGAGTATGTCTAAAGCAGCATATTGGCAGAGAGGCGAAAGCCTTGACTATGTAAATAATACAGACGCTGTTATCGAGGCTAATACCATTATTAGCCTTGGTACCAGAATTGGTGTTGCAGGCACCGATATTAATCCGAGAGAGAAGGGTTCCGTTCACGTAACCGGTGTATATGAGATTAAAAAGACCGGTACTGGTGCAATCGAAATGGGTGCAGCAGTTTACTTTGATGGAACCGGCATTACTGCTGATACCAGCGGTACTCCTGCAGGTTATGCAGCGGCAGCAGCAGAAGCAGATGCAACAGTTATTCTTGTTAAACTGTTGGGCTAGGAGGTAGCAATGGCAGATTCAGAGAAGAAAGTAATTGATGAACAGACTCAGGAAGAGGCTGTAGAAACTACCGAGACTGCAGAAGAGCAGGAAGAGGCTGTAGAAACTACCGAGACTGCAGAAGAGCAGGAAGAGGTTGTAGAAGAGGTAAAAGAGGTAGAAGTACCAAAGAAACTGGTTGCTACTTACCCGATTTTATATCATTCCCATCAGTACAAGGTAGGAGAGACTCTTCCGGCAAACAACCCTGTAATGGTAGAAGCATGGCTTGAAGCAGGAACTGCCAAATGGATTGCTGATGAAACTAATATCAAGGCAAAGGCCCAGCCCCGTACAGCGGAGCCGGGCCAGCCTGGTGAAGCAGTTGCATCAGAATCAGAAGATGGCGACAACCTTGTTGGTAAGGTTCCAAAGACTGCAGGTCGTAGAAAAAAGTAAAGAGGCGAGGGTATGACTTTTAAAGAACAGATAGCATTGGATAATAAACAAGTGTTTATGAATTTAGATGAGTTTGCAGAAACCCATCTAATAAATGGCGTAGAGATGCCATGCACCATAGACAACAATGAGCTGGTTGACCGAGAAAAAAGGTATCGATACAACCACAGTTTGTATGCCGACGGTGTATATATTAAGCAGCTGTTGATTTATGTTAAGGCAGATGATTTCGGACCATTGCCGGCCATTGGCAGAATGCTTATGTTTGATAAGAAGTCTTATATCATTACCGACGCTATTAATGAAGATGGTATCTACTCGCTGTGTCTGGAGGCGAATAAGACATGATTCATTTTCATGTAGAAATGCAGGACTTGACCGAAATCGAAGCCGCTTTAGGTATGATGAAGGACAAGTCCAAAATGGTACTTAGGACAGCCATTAACAATACGGCAAAGCAGACCGTAACATTGCTTGTTGACGAAGCAAACAAGCAGTATTACATTGCGAAACCAAAGGTTAGAAAGACCATGTCTACCAAGAAGGCAACGGTCGGAAACCTGGAAGCGATAGTTACCTCTGCCGAGCCGGTTAATGAGTTGTACGATTTTAAGGTAAATCCAAGGACATACATACGAGGCGGCGGTGTTCCTGGTGGATATAAGGGTAACGTGCGTAGGAATAAATCCGCGGCGAAGCTTATATTGAGACCCGGAGCAACAGGTGATGAGTATAAGGCATTTGTTGTTCGGTATAAGAGCGGCCACATGACAGTCGGCCAGCGTGTGCCCGGCAAGCGTATGAAATCGAAACCTGAAAAAGAGTTCGTTAAAACTTTACTATCACCATCTACACCGAATATGCTCGGTTACGAGCAGGGCGTATATGGCGTAGTGGAGCCGAAAATGTATGATATGCTTCAACAGAATATTCAGATACAGATTCAAAGGTATTTAGGAGGTAGGAAATGACACCGCTTATGTTACAAGACGAGCTTATAGAGGAGTTGAAGCGCCTTTTGTCAGACTACCTCTATAAAGCACCATCGGGAGAGCGTGTGCCTATCAAAGCATATGCACAAAGTATTCCCATAAGTGAAACCGACGACGAAGATGATCCAGTACCGTATATTATTGTCCGTTTAAATAGCGGAAAGGACGACGGCACAAGAGACAGCTTCAATACCGTTAAGTTAGTAATCATTATTGGACTTTGGGACGATGCACTGGACGCACAGGGACATCGTGATGTGTCTAATATCATTCAGAAGATATACCATCGATTCCAAACGAATCCAAACCTTAACGGAAAGGCTGTTTATACTGGGGAATTTAACTGGCTATTGCAGGAGGATAATTATTATCCGTATTCCTTTGGAGCATGTAGTTTAAGTTTCAATATTGCAGCAATTAGAAGGGAGGATGAATTTGCATGAGTACAACTAAAAAGGTTACTGCTACTAAGAAGCAGGGCAATGTGATGTACTTAGGTCCCACCATTACCGGAGTGGTGCGACATTCCACGGTTTTTAAGAATGGTGTTCTGCCGCAGAAAGTAACTGAATGCGTAGAACAGTTTCCGGCGATGAAAAAACTCTTTGCCAGTATGGAAGATATTCCAACAGCGGTGAAGGAGTTAAACAAAGAGCAGAGCGCACTGGCAACAATTTATTCCCAGACGGCGAAAAAATTTATTTAGTAGGAGGATAAACAAATGGCTTATTTGCATGGAGTTAGGGTTCAGGAAAACCCTACAAGCGTTGCTTCCCCTGTCACTAATGAGAGCGGCGTACCGGTTATTTTCGGTACTGCACCTATTAACATGGCGGCAGACCCGGATAAGGCAACCAATCAGTTATTCCTCTGCAGAACTTTTGCAGAGGCTAAAGCAGCAGTCGGATATTCCGAAGATTACGAAAAGTACACATTATGTCAGGCTATGGACGCTTTCTTCAAGGTGTTTGGAGTTGGCCCTATTGTACTTTGTAACGTACTTAATCCGGCTACACATAAGACTACCTATACGGAAACTCTGGCAGTAACAAACAGTCAGGCTTTGTCTAAGACAGAAGGTGTTTTGCTTTCCGGCTTAACAGTAAAAGCAGATTCCGTAAACCTTGTATTAGATACTGAATACACGGTAGAGTTTAATGAGAGTGGATATCTTGTCCTTACTATCATTAAAGAGGGCGTTACAAGCGTAACCTTAGAAGGAAGTAAGCTTGACCCTACCGCAGTAACAGCAGAAGATATTATCGGTTCTTATGATTCCAGCACCGGCAAGGAAACTGGTACAGAGCTTGTAAGAAAGGTATATCCGTTATTCGGTGTGGCGCCTGGCTTGTTATTAGCACCCGGCTTTTCCCACAATCCTGTTGTCGGTCTTGCACTGGCAGAGAAATGTAAGGATATTAACGGCATGTTTAAGTGCGAATGTGTTGTTGATATTGACTGCAGTTCCACCGGAGCTACGAAGTACGCCGACGTAGAGAACGTAAAGAGCGAAAGCGGCTTTATTAGTGAGCATATGATTGCTTTGTGGCCTAAGGTTAAGTATGCAGGTAAGATTATGGCATATTCCGCTATCTATGCCGCTATGGTAGCTTATACCGATTACAACAACGACAGCGTACCCAGCCTGCCTCCTTCCAATCACGCTATTAAGGTAAGTGCGACTGTTCTGGCAGACGGTACAGAGGTAATTCTTGATATTCCTCAGGCTAATGAGTTGAACGCAGTTGGTATTGTAACTGCTGTAAACATGAATGGCTTTAAGGCATGGGGTAACAATACTGCAGCATATCCGCAGAATACAGACCCTAAAGACCGTTGGATTAACTGTCGCAGATTCTTCTCTTGGTGGGGCAACAGCTTCATTATGACTTACTTAGAGAAGGTAGACAATCCGGCTAATTACCGTTTGATTGAATCTATTGTTGACAGCGAGAATGTAAGAGGCAACAGTCTTGTTTCCCAGGGCAAGTGTGCCGGAATCAAGATGGTATATGACAAAGCGGACAACCCTATCGAGAAGGTATTGGACGGCAAGGTTGTTTTCAGACAGTATCTTGCACCGTACACACCGGTAGAGGATATTCTTAACATTCTGGAATTTGACCCGTCTATGATCGAGGCGGCATTAGGAGGTGAATAAGAATGAGCGCAATTACAAACGTACCTGAAATCATCAACAATTACAACGTGTACAATAACGGAAATGTATTAGTAGGCGTTTCCGGTTCCGTTACCCTTCCTACTTTTGATGCCATTACCCAGGAGGTAAGTGGTGCAGGAATTCTTGGTACCTATGACACCAGTGTTGTAGGTATGTACGGAAGTATGACGCAAGAGGTACCATTCCGTATTTTGGATGAAGATATCTTCTCCTTGATGAATCCTACCGAGTTGGTAGATTTGACATTCAGAGCTTCCGCACAGTCTACCGTAAAGGCTACCGGAGCAGTAGACTACAAGGGTATGCGTATCGTAGAACGTGGCCGTTTAAAGAGCTTTACTCCCGGCAAGTATGAGCTTGGAAAGCAGATGGACGCCAGTGTTACTCTTGAATTACTTTATATATTAGTTGAGATTGATGGCAAGACCGTGCTGGAATACGATAAGTTAAATTCCGTATTCACAGTAAATGGTGTTGACCTTCTGGAGAAAGTGAGGTCACTTTGCTAATGAGTAATGAGAAGATTAAGGAAATGGAGGCAGTGGAAAACACTGCCTCTGTAGAAGAAAACGATGAAATGAGTATGGTTGTCGTATTTAAGAAGCCGTACTACTTTGAGGGCAAGGAATATACGGAAGTTGACCTTTCAGGAATGGACGACCTGACAGGCGCCGATATGATAGCCATCAATAAGATTATGCAGAGAACATCAGCAGGTATTGATGTTATGCCGGAAGTGTCCGTGGAATATGCGTTCCATTTTGCTTCCAGAGCAGCTAAGCTCCCGGTAGAGTTCTTTACGAACCTTCCACCCAAAGAGTCCATGAAGGTTAAGAATCGTGTCATGGGTTTTTTATTCGGGTCGGATTAAGACCCTCCGATTTATCGAAGCTTAGAAAAATTATAATTCAATTATCAATGACATTGCAGACAGGGATTGATTATTTATCATCCCTGTCTGTTTTAGAATTACTGGACACAATTAAGGAGGTGGCAGAGGTTGTCGACGACAGGAAAAGAATACAAGCTGGCAATAAGAATAGCAGGCATCATTGATAAGTCGTTTACGACAAGTCTAACTGCAGCTAACTCGGCTTTAAAAGCCAATGTTATGGCTATAGACAAGAACTTTGTGAAACTGGATAAAGGTTTCGATAATATTGTAAAAGCAGGGACTAAGTGCTTTTCAGCGATAGCCACGGCAGCAGGCGTAGCGACATTAGCCATCGGAGCGGCAACAGCTGCCGCCATAGCTGTAGGTTCAGAGTTTGAAACAGCTTTTACTAGTGTTAAGAAAACCGTAGATGCAACAGAGGAAGAGTACGACAGATTAAAAGAAGATATTTTGGAAATGTCAAGAGTAATTCCTTCCAGTGCTGCCGATATTGCCGAGGTAATGGCCATTGCCGGACAGTTAGGTATTGACAATGACGGCTTGGATAGTCTGACGGAATTCACGGAAACAATGATTAACTTAGGTGTGTCTACGAACCTTTCAGCTGAGGAAGCAGCTACGGCACTTGCGAAGTTTGCCAATGTAACCAGTATGGACGCCGCGAACTATGAGAGGCTGGGTTCCGTTATTGTTGACTTAGGTAACAATTTTGCTACCACAGAAGCAGATATTGTGGCTATGGCTACAAGGCTTGCTTCCACCGGTGACCTTGTAGGGTTGTCTGAAGCGCAGATTATGGCGCTTTCTACGGCTATGAGTTCCGTTGGTATAGCATCAGAAAGTGGTGGTTCCACCATGAGTAAGCTGTTAAAGAAGATGCAGATGGCTGTTGAAACCAATAGTAAATCTTTAGAAGATTACGCATCGGTAGCAGGAATGACAGGCGAACAATTTAAACAGGCGTTCCAGGAGGATGCCGTAGTAGCTTTGTCTGCGTTTATTGATGGACTTAACGATACAGAGAGAAACGGTATGTCCGCTATTGCAATTTTGGACGATATGGGACTGAATGAAGTCCGTTTATCTAATACAATTTTAGCCCTTGCAAACGCAGAGGGTGTTATGAGTGACGCTATAGCAACGGCAAACGAAGCATGGGATGAGAATACTGCCCTTGCAGAAGAGGCAGGAAAGCGTTACGGAACCACAGAGAGCCGACTGCAGATTATGGTAAATTCTTTTAAGGAATTAGGCATTGTGGCTTACGAGGACTTAAGAGGACCATTCTTAGGAGTAATAGACGATATCACAGAAGGCGTTCATGGTTTTACAGAGTATGTTGGTGGCCCCAACGGTATCGGCAAATGGATAGATAACATAGGTACGAAGCTTCCTACGTTACAACGGAAGTTTAAGAAGTTTGGAGAGCCTGTGTTTAATGGTATTGTAAACGTTGGAAAATGGATCGTGAAGAACGGCGACGGTATTATTTCCATAATTGCCGGAATAGGTACCGCCTTGGCAGTATATAAGATAGCTTCAACACTATCCCATATTGTAACTGCACTTGTTTCATTATCTCCAACGTCCTGGATTATTATAGGTGTTACTGCCGCCATAGCCGGTTTGGTATCTGCTTTTGTAGCATATAAGCAGTATGAGCAAAGAATGATTGATGATAGTCTTGCTTCACATTTTGGCAACATAGCCCTATCTATGGAAGAAATACAGGCCATAGCCGAACATATTGTTAGTTCAGAAAGCCTTGGTGGTGTAAAGAAAGCTTTGGAAGCTTTTGAGGATTTGGAAGTTATTTCAGCCACTATGGAGAACGCTATTAAAGAGATTGACAAGATGAATTGGAAAGTCTCTATTGGTATGGAGCTGACACCGGATGAGCAGGAAAGCTACAAGGCTACTATTCAGGAATATGTGTCCGCGGCACAGGAATACGCTTTGCAGTCGAAATATGCTGTGTCCCTAAACCTTGCCATTGGGTTAGATGAAAACGAGGATGTAGTATATAAGGTAAACCAGTTCTACACAGATAAGTACGATGAGTTGTCTGCCCTTGGTACGCAGCTTAACCAGGCAGTAACCGACGCTTTCAATGATGGTTTACTTGATATCAAGGAAACACAGGTAATCGCTGAAATCCAGGCTCAAATGGCAGCTATCGAGGAAGCATTGGCTACCGGAGAATTTGATGCTAAAATGTCTATTTTGGGTATGGAATACGCAGGAGGTGGAAGCCTTACCGCTGACTCCTTCCAGAACCTGCAGGCAGAATTAGCAACACAGGTGGCAGAGGCAACAGAAGCTTACAAAGAATCTTACGCAAAGAATTACGCAGCCATTCAGGCAGCGTATGATGCAGGAGAATACCTGACTGATTCAGAGTATCAGAGTGCAATGACAGATTTGCAGGAAGAGTATTTAAAGAACGTAAGCGAAGTACAGATGAAGTCTATTAACTTCCAGATGGAAACCATTATGAATCAGTACGCAGCAGAGCTTGACCCGGCTATGCAGGAGTACATTCAAATGATTCAGGAAACCCTCGGCAAGTATACCGAAAACGGAGAATGGGAATGGTTAGATCGTCAGGGACTAATGTGGACTAACTTACTTGGTGAAGTGTATAAAAGTGAAACCCTTGACGATACAACAAAAGGTGCTATCTCGCAATTATTAGAATCCATGGCTCCTACTATGGAACAGATGGAAGCATTAGTTCAGCAGTACAAGGACCTTGGAGAAGATATCCCACCAGCTATCCTTGAAGGAATGTCCTCTTACAATATGCTTAAAGCCCTTGCGGTTAATGATTACGATTCCGTAGCAAGTGTTGTTGGCGAGCAGATGGTAAAGGGTGAACATTGGGGTTTCTACGAAGGTATGCTTAAGAGCATGAAAGAGATAGGAGGGTATATTCCCGAAGAAGTGGCAAGTGGTATTTCTTCGGCAGCAGATAAGTCTATACGGCTGGCTGTTGAGGGAATGTATGCATGGTCACAGGAAACTATTGACGAATACTTTTCACAGGGCTTTGATGTACAAGCCGGTGTAAATATTCAGCTTAATCCTACGCTGAACGGATTAAGAAGTTGGAGCGCTATATCAGGCATCAACCATAGAGCAAACGGTGGCCTTGCTACAAGACCTGAGCTTACCTGGTTTGCAGAGAACAGTCCCGAAATGGCAATACCGATTGATGGAAGCCGGAATGCAATTTCATTGTGGGAGCAGACAGGACGCCTTCTTGGAATGAATAGTGTGCTGGACGGTTTAGATTTAGGAGGCGGCAGCGGACCTACGATTGAGTACAGTCCTACGCTTCAATTCTACGGAGATGCACCGAGCAAGGATGACTTGGAAGATGCCCTAAGAGTATCGCAGGACGAATTTGACAGCCTTATGGAAAGATATTTGAGGACGCACAGACGTGTGTCCTTTGGATAAGGAGTGTGCTTATGGCGAAATATATAACCAGGTCAGGTGATGTATGGGACAATATAGCAAAAGAGGTATATGGAAGCGAAGCCTATACCTCTTTTTTGATGGAAAACAACAAACATTTAGTTAGTTACTTTGTGTTCCCGGAAGGAATACAACTTGAAATTATGGATAAACCGGCAGAAGTGAGTCTGCTTCCGGATTGGAGGTCGTAATATGGCTTTACCTCATCAGGTAGGACTTACAATTACATACGATGGAACTACGACAACGACACAGACTTCAACGAAAACTGTGTCAAGTGGTGGAGGTGGAACCTATACGGTAGTAGCTGGCGATACACTCTGGTCAATCGCTAAGAGGTATTATGGTTCAGGTACGAAGCACAACATTATTTATAATGCAAATGCTGAGGTTATCGAAGCGGCAGCAAAGGCTCGTGGTAAATCTAGTTCCAGTAATGGACATTGGATATGGGCTGGAACTGAGCTCACGATACCGGATGTAGGAACAACCCCGACAAAGACCAGCTTAGTAACCCAAGGTACGCCAAATTCCAAACTTGGAAAACAGATCGAGAAGCAGGCAACAGCCTTTTCTTACACTGATGTGGCAAGCGGAAAATCAGACAGTGTGTCAATTACGATTGCTGATATAGGTATGGATTGGCTGGGAAGCCTTATGCCGAAGCGAGGAGCAAGCCTTGGCGCCAGTCTGAAGCTTATCAACTGGAACAAGGAAGAAAAGACCGATACATTCAACTGCGGAACCTTTATTCTTGATGATATTTCATTCTCAGGAAGGCCTCTTAACTGTGTCTTAAACGGAGTAAGTGTGCCCGCTATGAATGATTTTAAATCTCTGCCACGTACCAAAACGTGGGAAAAGACAAACATTCAGGATATCGCATCGGAAATATCCAAACGTGCCGGTGTGTCACTACATTATGAAGCAGGCACCATTCAGATTTCCGAGTTAGAACAGAATAAGCAGACAGACAGTTCGTTCCTGTATTCCATTTGTGAGAAATACGGACTGGCTATGAAGGTCTATAATCATAAGATTGTTATTTTCGATATAGTTGCATACGAAGCTAAGGCGGCAATTCTTACCTTGAACGAAAAGGATATGCTTTCCTGGTCTTATAATACTACCGTTGATGGTACCTATACCGGCGTTAATTTGAATTATACCGACCCAGACAGCGAAGATGATGAAATCATCAAAGTTACGATAGGAAGTGCTGGAAGGATGTATGAAATCAATTCCCAGGCTTCCAGCCAGTATGATGCAGAGCTGCAGGCGATAGCAACGGTAAATGCGGCAAATCGAAAGATAGAAACTATGGAGGTATCTATCAGAGCTAACATTAAGATAGTTGCCAGTCATTGTATTGAAATAGCCGGTTTAGGGAATGCCAACGGAAAATATTACGTTGATACGGTTAAGCATAACATAGGCAATGGCTATAAAATGCAACTTACCTTACATAAGGTTCAGGCACCGATTAATGTTACGGCAAAAGCAGCGAACCCAGGAAACGCAGGGGGAACATACACGGTAGTAGCCGGTGATACACTCTGGGCGATTGCAAAGAAATATTATGGTTCAGGTACAAAGCACACGGTTATTTACAATGCAAATATTGATGTTATCGAAGCTACAGCGAAAGCACACGGTAAATCCAATTCAAGCAACGGTCACTGGATTTGGGCTGGTACTGTGCTTACGATACCGGAGGTGTAAATTATGTATTTAAGAGTAGGAAAAGTAACGAATATATTTCCTGACAAGGGGAAAGTAAAGGTCTTGTATGAGGACAGTAACAATACGTCTATGCCGCTTTCTATGCTTACTATGAATAATGAGTATTCTATGCCGGCAGTAGGGGACAGGGTACTCACTATTCATATGGAGAACGGCAGCAGCAAGGGCTTTGTCCTTGGAACCTATTACGGAGGAGGTATACAGCCGAAGGCAAGCTCCGGTTACAGAAAGGACCTTGGCGGCGGTGCCTATGTGTCCTGCCAGAACGGAAAGTATCTTCTGAAAGCTTCAAATGTGACGATACAGGCGGATAATATTGCTTTTGCATGTTCAGATGGAACGATATCAGCGAATGATATTATAAGTCGCCTGGATAGCATAGAAGAGGAACTGGATTCAATAAAGACCAAACTAGATTCACTAGAAAGTAAAGTAAATTCAATCAGTTAGGAGGGATAGACTTATGGCGCAAATAGGAAACTTAGGCAAGCTTATTGTCTTTGAGGTAAGCAGCGATAAGGTTCTTACCTTCAAAAGTATGACACAGACTGTAAAAGGCCGATGGACTACCCACGCAGTCATCGGAAATAAGCCCGTGTCGGAGTTTTTAGGGGCAGGGCAGAGAATTATAAGCCTCCCCATTTTTCTAAGCGTAAATCACGGCGTGAGGCCGCGTAGCACTATTGAAAAAATTGAGAAAGCTGTTGAGAACGGAACACCATACTCTTTCGTGATTGGAGGAAATAAGGTTGGTTCCAATCAGTGGGTTATTACAGAGATGAGCGAGACTTGGGATGAAATCATAAAGGACGGTCGCCTTGCATCTGCGAATCTTACATTGACCCTCGCAGAATATGTATAGGAGGTAGCTCATGGAAACTTACGTTGATTTAGAAGGCTTTTCACCGGAAGAATTTGAGGATGTTAAGAGATGCCTTGAAACACTGTGTTCCATCCGGGCAGGAAGTCAGCCGCTCGACCGGAATTTAGGCATAGACTACGACAGCATTGTTGGCTACACAATTAATGTCGCGGAAAATATGCTTGCAGTGGAAATCATAGACAAGATTAACATCTACGAACCAAGGGCAGAGGTTAAGTCTGTAACCTTTGAACATTACACAAACGGCCAGCTTATACCACACATACATGTTATAAAAAGGGAGGAATAGTCAATGGGAATTGTATCAGATAGCTTTCCTGATATCAGCTTCATAGACAATAGTACGGTTGATGAAGTTCAGACACAAATGATAAATGATTACCAGGAGAAGTACAAGGAAATCACCGGTAAGGATGTGTCTCTGGCACAAGCCGATCCATACCGTTTGATAATGTATGCCTGTGCTGTTCAGATATACCAGGCAATGCAGTACGCAGATTATGCAGGGAAAATGAGCTTTTTAAAATATGCCCGCGACGAATACTTAGACAACCTTGCAGCTTTGCGAGGTGTAGAGCGAATTGAATCAACTGCAGCGTCTACGGTATTACAGTTTTCCATCGCCGGCACCATAGAATCCGTTGTTGCAATTCCGGAAGGAACAAGAGTGACCAATGGAAATGATATTTACTTTGCAACAAATGAGTATGTGGAGATTCCTGTAGGTGAGTTGTCAGTAACTGTGCCGGCTACTTGCACCACAACCGGAATAGACGGTAACGGCTTTGCTCCTGGAGAGCTTAATATACTTGTAAATACGCTGCCGTATATTACAGCTGTTACGAATACGGTAACAACATACGGCGGTGCAGACGTAGAGGACGACGAAAGCCTAAAGGATAGAATCTACAAAGCACCGAGTACCTACTCTACAACAGGTTCTGCTGCAGCTTACGAATATCATACCAAGAGTATTGATTCTACTATAAGTGACGTTGTAGTAACATCATTAGCGCCGGGAACAGTTGATATCTACTTTGTATGCGAGCAGGGTATGCTCCCGGATGAATCCTTGATTGAGGAAGTAAAGAATTACCTTATGGACAGTAATATACGGCCACTTACAGATAGCGTAACGGTTCAGGCACCTGCAACACATACATATGATGTTGAATTCACCTATTATATTGGAACCAGTAATAAATCAATCGTATCTACTATTCAGGCAGATATTGAGACTGCTGTGTCTTTGTATAATTCGTGGCAGACAGAAAAGATAGGTAGAGACATAAATCCATCTAACCTGATTCAGAAAGTAATGAGTGCGGGGGCGAAACGTATTGAGGTAAACAGTCCATTGTTTACTGACCTTGATGAAACTACAATCGCTACACTTGGTGCCGTAAATGTTATATATGGGGGGTTAGAAAATGATTAACTTATATAACAGTAATATTACGGATATTCTGCCGGAGGTATTAGCTGACAATGCAAATACGAAAGCATTAGGTTACGCAATTAGCAAGGCTATGAAAAGGCTGATTGAATACTGCCAGAACATTAGTGTTTACGCAGCTATTGACAACGCCCCGGAGCAGGTGTTGGACTTGCTTGCACTTGAACTGAATACCCAGTATTACGACGATTCGCAGAGTATTGAAGTTAAGCGCAGCCTGATAAAAAATACACTTGGTTGGTATTTGAAAATTGGAACTGTGTCAGCGGTTGAGGAAGCAGTGACGGCGGTATTTGGTGATGGCGAAATTGAAGAATGGTTTGATTACGGCGGTGAACCTTACCACTTCAAAGTCCACACGACAACCATCAATTCCACAGATGAAATGATTCAGGAGCTAACAGAGCTTATTAGTACGATGCAGAATGTCCGTTCCAAATTGGAATCGGTTATCGTAGAAGCAAGGCAGCAGCTTCAACTTTACTATAGCAGTAATGTTAATGTTGTGATGGATTCAGTAACCATTGGTATTGATATGAACGTATAAGAAGGAGGGGACAATGGCAAATTTTAATAATTTAGCATTAACTGTCAATGGCTACAAAGCCTTGTTGGCAGCACAGACAGGAACGACACTGAAATTATCTAAAATTGGACTTGGCAGCGGAACGTCTGCGAATAGTACAAGCTTAACCAACTTAGTAAAACCGGAGTTGATATTGCCGATTTCAGAAACAAAAACAGATAGCGCCTCAGGGCTTCTTACCATTATTGCTAAGATGACAAACGAGGCTATAACAGAAGGTTTCTATTGGCGAGAGACAGGGTTATTCTATGAAGATTCAGCAGGAAATGATGTGCTTTTTGCTTATGCGAGTGTAACCAATCAATACGATTATATTCCCGCATACAGCGACCAGCGATATGTAAAGCACATCCGGATTTCAAATATTATAACGGATTCTGCTGATATCGAAGTAAAAGAAAAGGAGGGGCTCTTGTATGTTGACACGCTGACTTTTCAGGAATTTAAAGAGAATCTTTTTTCTTATGATGCAGCAAACAAAACCTTAATAATCAGAACCACAGGCGCATAGCAGGAGGTAAAACGTCATGGGCAATTTTAACAAAATTGTACTTGACGATGAAACACTGGAAGTGGAAGATACGAAAGCAAGAACCGATATTGGGGATGTGAGCAGCTTACAGACAACTACCAAAGAGAGCATTGTAAAAGCCTTGAACGAGGTTTTTCAATCAGCCAGTGATTTCAAAGCTAAGATAGCGGCGGCAATCACTGGCAAAGGAATACCAACATCTAAGGACGCCACCAGTGATGTAATGGCAGCTAATATTACAGCTATCAAAACGGGTGTAGATACTTCAGATGCCACAGCTTCTGCCGGTAATATCTTAGCAGGCACTACTGCTTATGCGAAAGGCGTGAAGGTTACTGGTACCATGGCGAATTATGGGAATAAAACGCAATGGTGGTCGCCATATGACAAGATAACGTTAGTGGCAAACAATACAGATTCTTCACAAGCAACCATAACCATTCCAAATACAACTAATTTCATTGGTTACTATGATAGCAATTCAAATGTAGCTGCGAATATATCAAATCTTAATGCTGGCAATATAAGAGCCGGAGTACTCGTTGGCAGGTTTGGTGGAGATACCACAAATAATATTAGAGGTACATTCACAAGTGACGCTACTGCAACGGCAGGGCAAATCTTATCGGGGCAAACCGCTTATGTCAACGGAAGTAAAATAACCGGAACTATGCCAAATCATGGTAGTACGAATATATTAACAGATAACATTCTTTTGCAAGATTCAAATGTATATTTTAATATGCCAAACGCAGGTTATTATGTGAGCGGTTCTGATGTATATGCACCATATTCCAGCCTTGCAAATGCAATAGGACTTACAGCAGAAAAGCTTATCAGTGGAAATACGGTATTAGGAGTAGTTGGCACCGGAAGCAGCGGTAAAAGATACGTCAAGGTAGTAAGTCCAACTGGTGGTTATATGACGCCTGATTATTCACAGTCAGGAAAAGAAATCGGTGCAAGTGGCTGGTATACTTATCCTGCTTATACAGAATATAGTTACCGGGCATTGAGCTATCCTTGGACTTCTTTTATTCCCGATGGTTCCTGGACACCATCTGTAATGAAGATTACTGATGTAAAACGGAATGGGTCATGGGAAGGGACAATCCAATATACAAGAACTGCTCTTATTACTCCGGCGACAAAGATTGTATTGTGGGAATACGCTTCAAGCCCCGCTTCGTACAGCAAGCTTATGTATGTTTGGACAAGCGAAACCGACAGTAATCCCGCAACTGTTTTTAGGAGTAATGGGATTGTTATACCGCAATGCGCACAGGCCGGAGATACCAGCTACACAACTTCCACATTTGAACTTTGGGAGTAAAAACACTAAGCAAGCATAGTCATATTGACTATGAAATGCACGAAAGAAAGGAAGGAAGTACAATGAAGGAGTTATCTATAATTGATTTAGATAAAGAATTATTGGAAATCGCAGACGACAAAGCGAGAGGAAACATTGAGGCTCTATCAGAAGAAATCAAGGTTGAGAGGGCGAGAATTAACAATCTGGCTGCGAACACCGGAGAACAGTCTGAAGGCAATGCAGAACTTATTGATATGCGTGTTGACTTTGAGGGCGACACGCATGAAACGGCAGGCGAAGCAATGAGGGCGCAGGCCAGACAGCTTTCTAGTGAGATTGTGGAAATCAGAAAACACTCTGGTTACACTAATACTTTTTCACAAAGCAAAACAAGTGACCACGATTGCTTTATCCATAGCGGAAAGTACAGAGTATCTATTAATGCACAGAGTACCGTAGGTGTAACGGTTGTTTTATTCAAAGAAAAGCCTTATACGGCAGATGTGCAATCAAATTTTGTAGTATTTGATAATCAAGACGCTAATTTGAGTCCGACAATAGAATTTGACGTATCAGAACAGTTTAACTATATTCACGTTTGGCAAGGTACTAGCGGTGTAGAGGTAAATATAGTTTTGGAACAAATTAGCAATACTAGGGAAACAGTAGAGTCTTTGGATAATAATTATGGCAGACGTTTTTTGAGTTTTGTGGCAAATAATTCTAAGCCTATTACTAATAATATTACTTCTCTGAATAAAGGGAAAAACGTAGTTTTTGTGTTTGAACACCCAGCACAAGATTTTGTAATTAGACTTGATACGAACAACACATATAATGCAAATAGTGAGGATATTCTTGTTATAACAGAAGGGTACACTGGTGATTGTTTTGTAAGTGATATTATTACATTGGACAAGGATTATAAATCACTTATCTCATACAACAAAAATACTGTAAAGTACAATGTGGAAGTGTATGAGGTTAATTCGTTAGTTGCGGATATTACAGCCAAAAAAGAGCATAGTAATACTTCAATGTATGAGGTTAAACCGAATTGGTCGCAATATTGGTTTTCTGGTTCTGGTGATACTGGTACTGCTCTACATACAGACGGTGTTGCCACCGATAAAATAACAGAGAACGGACTGTACTTAGTTACATTCCCAGATGAATTATCAGTAACGTACAACGTAAAGAGGTATGAAGATGAAACATTAAGGCGTAACATTGACACTTTCCACCCTTTTTCTATTCAGATTGATAATGATTTTTTAAGGGTGTGCGTTAAGAGAAAAGACGGTGGAGAACTTTTACCAAATGACACGCTCCTTAATGAGGTGAAAATCTATGTTGTAAATGGATTAAGTCAAGAGTGTGATGTTTCTGTTGCTCCATTTGACGCTACCACAAACAAAAAAGAAAAAGCCTCCATTACTTTGGACGGTGTAACTGATACAAAAATTCTTGCGTCATTGTTTGGTTGTTACAATAGTATCAACGTACTTTTATACAATGGCACATACAATATTAACGAGTTGTGGACACATTCCGACACAGCAAAAATTGCACTTTCTTTTAATGAATATAACTTTGACGGTGGATTAGGGTACAGACGTTATATTTCTGTTTATGGAGAAACAGCGTCCACACCCCAAACATTAGACTCTGTTCGTTTTTACGTGGCAAAAGAGTTACACGAAACTATGTTAAATTCGGGAATGAACTATTTTGTAATTGGTACACCTTATTCTTTATCTGATGATGTGATACAAAGAATGGCTACTTCCTGTAATCTGAAAAATATTAACGTCATTGGTTACAAGTACGATAAACCTATCACTTACGTAGATACTACACGTTGTTTATCCACTATGTTAGAAAGTGTAAACGTTAGGGCGTGGGCTGAAAATATCACAGGTTATAGTCCTTTTAACGAAACACCGAACGCTGAATGTTGTGGTATTAGAGTTGGTAGAGGTTCTAATTACGGTATTCACAATTACGTGAAAAACCTTAACGTGTGGTATTGCGGAAAAGGCGTAGCTTGTAATGGTGAACATTTTATATTTGAGGACGTAAAAACACATCATAATTATATTGGTTTTGTGTTTGGGGATAGAAAAACTGTGGGGAAACAAGAACACCCTAACATTATGATTGGTTGCTCTATTGAGGGTTGTTATAGGTTAATGGTGTTATCAAAGTCTGGTGTAACCATTGAGCAAGATTATGATACTACTTATCCTAAGAGTACACTTGTAATGATTGGTACTTCTACAGAAACAAAATGGGCTATTCCTGTCAATGAAGTAGTTGGAGAAACAACGTGGCAGAAAACACTTCCTATTAAAGAAATTGTAAAGTCAGCGTGGAAAGGTAGAATTGAAATTGACTGGATTGGTGAATTGTTTGAAGAAGGAAGTGGAACAGGCTTTAAGGTGGAAAAATATTAGTTAGCAATCGAAACATAGTGCGGATTACTTTATGTGTCTGCACTATGTTTCGATATACGCACCACTAATGGCTATAAGCCGGATATCTTTAAAAGGGTATCCGGCTTTTGCATTATAACGAAAGAAGGGAGGAGGACCTGCCATGAACGAGGTTGAAGTCGAACACAGAATTACGGAGGTAGAGCAAAGAACCAAGTCGAACACACACAGACTGGATAAGTTGGAACCAATCGTGGAAGAGATTCACACTATGAGCAATACGATGGTTCAGCTGGTTCAGGAGGTGAAACACACCAATGAAACAGTCAACAGCTTAAATACGAAAGTTGACCGGATGGACAGCAGAGTAGATGCCATGGAAAAAGCACCTGCAGAAGAATGGAAAAGTACCAAGAAGAAGGTAGCCGACACGGTTATCGGAGTAGTTGTAGGATTTGTAATGGCTGGCCTAATGTGGGCTGCCGTGCAAGCATTTATTTAAGAGGAGGAAAAAACAATGACTATCAACACAATCGCAGCTATTATTATTATCGTATTTGCACTGGCTATTATCGGTGTAGGAATTTACTTCTACGTCAGGGATAAGAGCCTGAATGAAATCAGAGCAGATGTTTACCAGCTATTCCTGAAGGCAGAGCATAACCCGGAGTTTACTAAGAAGGGTAAGCAGAAAATGAAGTGGGTACTTAGCCAGGCTAGAAACCTTTTGCCGAACTGGATCCAGTTCTTTATAACCGACGAATGCCTTGAAAAGATCATAGAGGGATGGTTTCAGGCAGTTAAGGATCTGTTAGATGACGGAAAGCTGAATAAATCATAAGCAGAGGGGATGAAAAGCATGAGTAAGATAATTGCATTAGACGCAGGACACGGCAGAAATACTGCAGGTAAGCGTTGCATGAAAGCATTAGACCCGGACGAGACAAGGGAATGGTTTTTGAATGACCGAATTATGGACATGGCAGAAGCAGAGCTGACAGCGAATTATGATGTTAAAATTCTGAGGGTTGGCGATACCACCGGAGTCAAGGATATTTCCCTTAAGAAACGTGTTGAGGCTGCCAACTCTGCAGGGGCGATTGTTTATGTGTCCATGCACCACAATGCTGGTATCCTTGGTCGCTTGTTGGGACGTTTAAAGAAACTTGCTGGCGGCACAGTGGTTTATTTCTACAGTTCCAAGGCAGAGCGAAAAGTACAGGCGGAAGCTTTGTATACGGCTATTGTAGGCAGAACAGGCCTTGTAGGCGACAGGAGCCAGACGGTTATTAAGAATGGCTTCTATGTTCTTAAATATACCAATATGCCTGCGTTCCTGGTAGAGAATGGCTTTATGGACAGCCCGACTGATGTGCCTATTATTCTTTCAGAAGCACACGCCAGAAAGACCGCAGAGGGCGTTGTAGCGTTCTTGGTGAGGCAGTTCAACCTTAAACCGAAAAAGAAGTCCGAATCGCCAAATGGCATGTTGGCAGTGTTGTACTATCCGGCATACAAGGGAGCTAAGGCAACCTTGTCCGTGGCGCTTTCCAGTCTTGGTATTGATAATTCATACACATACCGTAAGATGATTGCTGTAAAGAATAATATTGAGGGATATCGTGGCACTGCGGCACAGAATACACAGATGTACAATCTGCTTGTGGCAGGACTCTTAAAAAGAGCGTAAAAACGTTACTTGACACATCGTTCAGGGTCTTTTATTATTTAAGAAACAGGGTATAATAAATTGTATCGCATAAGCGTACATTCGCTAAAACAGGTGGTCACATATGCGATACACAAAAGCCCCGCTATTATTGGGAGGGAAAAGCCGGAGGGTACGGTATTCAGGACCCTTTCGGTATGAAGTATATAAAAGAAATCATAGGCGATTACTATAACGTAGTCGGACTGCCGATTAGCCGGTTGTGTCAGGAATTAAGAAAGCTAGGAATTGATATTTAAAAAAGCGCCCTTCGGGGCGCCTTTTTTTATACGACGAATTTCCAGTGTATATACACATCGTCGTTATCGATTTCGATATGGTCAATAAGAGCTTCAATAACCGACCGGATTTCATTCAGTTCACCGACACTTAATACCTCGTCAAAGGAGCAGACGATTTCTGCCACCTCTTCCTCGGTCATAATTTCTTCGGTATCGCATATGCTATCCAGTTCCCTTTCAAGGGCTGTTCTTTGCTCATTCAATGAGGTAACTTTTTCAGTGATTTGCTCTACCGGAATTTGACCCAGGCCATACAAATCCATAAAGCGTGATATTTGATTGTTAAGCTTTTCGATTTCGTTTTTAATTAGACTGATTTTATCGGCATTGTCTGTTTTGGAAAGTTTTTCATTTCTTAAAGTGTGATAGTATTCAGGATTCATAGCGAGCGTTTTAATTTCACCGAGGACAATGTTGTCAAGTTCTTCCTTACGCCAGTTCTTATTTTTACAATTCGGGTCCTTAACCATCTTAGGAACCTTGTTACTTCTGGAGTAGCACGTATAAAAATCGTGCCGCTCACCTTTCCTTGTAGGCCATGTATTCTTAGCATACTTACCACCACAATGCTTACAGTATAGAAGCCCGCCTAAATAGGTTGTCTGCCCGGAACATCGCCTTTTATGCTTTTCATACATTTGAGACCTGCCTTGCAGCAGTTTTGCTAGCTTCTCGTGAGTTTCCAAATCGATAATTGAAGGATGGGAGCCTGGGAACCATTCGTCGTGATACCGTATGTAGCCAATATAAATCTTGTTTGCAAACACATATTTCAGTCGCTTAGGGTCCCATTTACGAGGCTTGCTGCTACGTCCACGGTACATATACCCTTTATTATCAAATATTGTACATATCGTTCTAAGCGGTGTTCCTTTAATGAATAAATCGATGGCTTCTAATATTTGCATTTTCTCATATTCATTGACTTCCAGCTCACCGGTAGCAATATTATAGTCATAGCCTATTGGTTCAGAGGAACCGCCGCCCCACTTGCCTTCCTTGGCGCGGGCTTCTTTTCCCATTCCCATACGTTCCTTGATTTGCTCACGTTCCAGCTGGGCAAAGACAGCGAGGATTCCTATCATAGCACGACCGAAAGGTGTGCCGGTATCGAAGTTCTCGTTCATAGACACGAAGTCTACATTATTAGCCAGGAATACTTTTTCAATCAGAAATAATGTGTCCAACTGGGAACGACTGAGACGATCCAGCTTATACACCACAACCTTTTTAATTTGACCGGACTCCACATCCTTAATAAGTTCCTGCAGAGCAGGCCTGTCGGTACTTCCACCTGAGTAACCAGGGTCAATGTGGACTTTATGAATAGTCCACCGCATTGCTTCACAGTAGGAACGCAGTCTGGACTCCTGCTCCCCAATCGAATACCCTTCTTTGGCTTGCTCATTGGTGCTCACTCTAATATACAAATCCACTACGTTATCCAAATTTTCCGTGGAAAACGCATTTCTTACAGAATTATATTCACTCATATACACTCTCTCCTTAAAAAAAGGCGCAAAAATAGCCTTAAACTACTTGTGTTTTAAGGCCATTCCGTGTATAATAAAGTTGCTCGGAAAGTGTTTATACACGGCATGGCCGGCCCTCATTGTTGCGCTAACAACATTGAGGGCTTTTCCTTATTCAATTTTACATAACTTACCGTCCCTTTAAGAATTGACAAGCGAACAAATGTTTGGTATTATATACATACACGTTTAACACATAAATGCTTACTTAAATGTATTTTTAAATTCCAGTTGGCAAGAGTAAATTCCATATAGCCGGAAATTACTCCTGCACATATATTTGCCATATTGCCTTTAACCTGTATAACTCCTTATACTATACTTGCAGCTGATTGCCTGCCTGTGCGGAAATGGAGATTATGATGAATAATAAAGGCAATCAGAAACACTTAACATTTGAACAGCGTGTAGAAATAGAAAAAGGACTTACCGAAAACAAAAGCTTTGCAGCAATTGCAAGAATTATTGGTAAAGACCCTTCCACCATTTCAAAAGAAGTAAGATTACACGCACATACAAAGGAGCGTCCTGATGCAGGATACACCAATCCACCTTGTATTCACCGCAAAGAGTGTAAAATAGTATGTCTTTGTGATGAACAATGCGGAACCCTATGTAAGATTTGCAAAAAGCCTGATATGCGCTGTATTCAGGTGTGTCCCGGCTATGAAACTGCGGAATGCGATAAACTGAACAAGCCACCCTATGTGTGCAACGGTTGTGGTAAAAAGACACACTGTCTTATGCCCAGGAAATTTTATTCCTCCAAGTACGCTCAGGATGAATATCGCAGCGTTTTGGTTGAAAGCAGAGTCGGCATTAACCAGACGCCGGAAAGCATTCAGACAATGAATGACCTGCTTGTTCCTCTTATCAAGGGGAAGCATCAGTCTATTGCTCACATATATGCTACGCATGCAGAGGAGCTTGGCTGTTCCAGACGAACCCTGTACTCTTATATCAACAATTGCGTATTTGAAGTCCGTAATGGTGACTTAAGGCGTGCTGTACGCTATAAAAAGCGTAAGAAGGCTACCCAGACAAGTGCCAAAGATCGTTCTTATCGCAAAGGCCATAATTACGAAGACTTCCTGAACTACATGAAAGAGCATCCTGACACAAATGTAGTGGAAATGGATTGTGTAGAAGGAAAGAAAGGCGAAAGCAGAGCTATCCTCACTTTCACATTTCGTAACTGCAATCTCATGCTGATGTTTCTTCTGGAATATCAGGATCAGGAGTGTGTACTGGAAGTCTTTGTCTGGCTTGAAACAGTCCTTGGGAAAGAAGCCTTTAGAAAGCTGTTTCCGGTAATTCTTACAGACGGTGGTTCAGAATTCTCAGCAAGGGAAGAAATGGAAGAATTCTGCGACGGTACCAAAAGCACCACCATTTTTTACTGTGACCCTTACTGTTTTTGGCAGAAGGGAGCCTGTGAGAAAAATCATGAATACATTCGCTATATACGCCCCAAGGGTAGTTCCTTTGCTGACCTGAATGATGATAAAGTCAGGCTTATGATGAACCACATAAACAACGAAAAAAGAGACAGCCTCAATGGACACAGCCCATATGAACTCTCTCTTTTACTCTTGGACAACAAGCTGCATAAAACATTAGGATTAAAGGCAATCGCACCTGATGACATTATGCTTAGTCCAAACTTATTGAAATAAATAGTTAAGCACAGGCAGATTTCACTGCACCAGAATTTAGTCTTGCACACAAGGCATGTGGAATTTAGTCCTGCACACTATTTTCAGATGCCCGTTTGGCATGCAAAAAACAGGAAAACTGGGTGCTTATGAGTTCATTATACGGCAAAAATATGAAATTGTTAAGGTACAAAACGGAATTTAATCCCGCAAATTTACTGGAGTATTCCGTAACTGGAATTTAGTTTTTCATTTAAGTCACATAAATGCTTACATTCAAGGAGACGATACATATGGACTACAAAAAACTTATTATTGAATTACTTGAAAAAGCTAGTAATCAGCAGTTAAAACAATTATATCACTTTATTAAAGGATTTCTGGGACTAGGTTAAGTATAACCCGGTCCTTTTTTATTGCCCTTCTTCATTATCATAATCGACAAGCTCTTTTGCCTTGCGTTCTAAGAATTCCCACTCGCTTTCCGATAGGGACATGAGCATCTTAACAAATCGCTTTTTAAAAGAAGCGGAATCACTTCCAAGAACCCTTCCAGCCCATTCCATTAACAAATCTTCTTTATCCAATGCTACGAACATTTCACCGGTTCCATTCCGGAGCCATTCTTCATTTACATTGAATTCACGGCAGATCAGAGAGATAACTGCGTCTATTGGTTCATTTCTACCAAGTTCATAATTTGCAATGGTATTACCTTTAATACCAATACGCTCTCCAAATTCTTTTTGTGTTAGGTCTAAGTGCTTTCGTAATTTTCTGATACGTTCATCCATAAATATCACCTCTTTTCTATATCAAAATCACTTCGTCACTATTATAACGTCAAAAAGTTTAAACGTCAACAAAAACTTCACAAACGCAAAAATATTCACAAACGCAAGAAAATGGTATTGACAAACTTGCGAATGGGAGGTATTATATTCACATAAGCAACTGGGTGCAATATCCAAATGAGTTGCTAAAAATACTAAAAAAGGAGAGTGACAAACTATGTCAGAAAGAGAAAAGCAGGTTTTAGAAACTTTGGAAAAAGCTATTCCTAACATGACTGAAATGGAAATGGCGCAGTTGTTAGGCTATGGCGAAGGGCTTGCCGCTCGTGAGGACAGACAGGAGGATGTAAAAGCGGAGGCGACAGCATGAAATTAAGACATTCGAGCAGCTTTAGCGGGCCGGTCGAATGCCGTGTAACTTATTAACACTTTACCGAGCAAATGGAGGAAGTATGAACACCGAGCATGAAGAAAACAGCCTCAGCGTAGAAGAGGCAATCAAGATTTCTAAGATTATCAGCTCCGTTAGCGAGGAGCGAATCCCCATTATTCTTAACGTATTGGAAAGAGCAGGCGTAAACATTAACGGCCTTGATGAGCTGGAGGAATGGAAAGCCCTGAAAGACCAGGCGTACATCGTTGATATGGACGACTTTGTGTCTGAACTTACCAAGGACAGCAGTCCTAAGGACTACGAAGTATTGCTTAAGCCTAAGGAATTTGAAGAGGTTTGCAGACGGTTTAACGTCAAGCCTTCTTGTGCCAAGCGAGCATTACATAAAAAAGAGCTTATCAGAACCACCCAGGAGAACAACAAGCTCAATTACACCATACCGGTGTGGATTGACGGAAAGGTGGAGCGCCGGGTGGTGATTCTAAAAAGAGGTAAGCCGAAAGAGGTGGCTGAATGATTAGACACATTTTAGCAGACGGCAGAGAGGTGGCGAGTGTGAAAGGGCTTGTAGTTCCGACCACAGGACCAACGGCGGCGGTATATCACATAGCTGCAGATTTCATACAGAACCACCCTGAAATCATTAGTAAAAAGAGGGAGAACAAAACCAATGCAAAAAAAGTTAATTCTTGAAGGAAAAGCAACCCTGGAAGATTTGTACCAGCTGAATAATATCGGCTATGAATTCGTTGTTGAAGGCGGCAGGGTTACAAAGATATTAGATAAGTCTGAAAAGGAGTTGGAGGAAGAATAATGATGACATATGAAATTTTTAAGGAAAAAGTAACAGAGAATTTTATGAGCTATATGCCCGAAGAGTACAGGAGTATGGAGCTTAGGGGTCAAAAGGTGAATAAGATAAATTGCACTTTGGATGCCCTGATTCTGATTGATGTTTCAGCCGGTAAGCATGTATCACCGACCTTATACATCAATGATATGTACGACCAGTATAAGAAGTGTGCCGACTTTGAGGCAGTAATAGCTGAAAGTGCAGAGATTATGGTTACCGCAATGAAGGAAGCGGGCAGGGTTGGTAACATTGACCTTACTACCGCAAAGGACAACATAGTATTCCAGCTTATTAACACAGAGCAGAACAAGGAGATGCTTAAAAAGATTCCTTGCAGGGAGTTCCTGGATTTGTCCATTATTTACAGATTGGTGGTAAAGGTGGAGGAAAAAGAAATTCAGAGTGCGGTTATTTCAAACGAACTTGCAGGACACCTTGGATTTACAGAGGAACAGCTGTTCAAGATGGCGGTGGAGAATACAAGAAGAATATTACCACCGGTAGTAAGGACAGTGGATGACATTATGCGTGAATTATTACCGCCTGAAATAGCAGAATTCATGACTGGACGAACTCCGGAAGAAGAACTTATGTGGGTAATCAGTAATAAACCAAAAGTCAACGGAGCCGCTTCGATGTTGTACGAAGATATGCTGCACGAACTATCATTAGAGGTTGATGATGATTTGTATATCTTCCCTTCCTCTGCACATGAAGTAATAGCAGTAAGAGCTTCCATGGGTGACCCTTATGAGCATGCCAAGATAGTAGCTGAGATTAACATGGAAGTGCCATTGGAATATAGATTGTCGAACCAGGTATATCACTATGACAAGGATTTAAGGAAGCTTTCTCTTGCTACGGACACACCTAACAAGAGACTTGACGGAGCGGAGGCTGATACAGAATGAAAATGGCATTAAAGGACGGCCAGATTCTTATTAAGGATGCCGACAATATGCAGTTTACCATTATTAAGAGCTGGAACAAGATGAAGTGGAGCAAGGCAGAGCAGATGCTTTACGGACCGGCAGACGGAGAGCTCCTTAATAAGCTTGCCGGGTTGGTACGCTTACCGGAAGCCATAGAAGCAGAGAGGCGGAAGCTGAATAGTATTTCAGAGGCGGTAGACAGAGAGCGTATGAAAGAGGAGCCTGTGCCGTTATACAAATACCCGGTTAAGTTTCCATTATTCAAGCATCAGACTAGGGGCGCCAACATGGCACTGATTACCTTTGGTTTGGTAGAACCACCGAAAGAGGAGGCGACTACATAATGGCAGCAGGAACTTGGGAAATGAAAATAAATGATGTGCTTCTTAAGTTTGGAGTAACTAAGGAGCCGTTGCAGGAGAACGCAGCAGAGGAGCTGGAAAGCAGCTTGCAGGATTATCACGATCTGGCACAGCAGTACAGCGATATGGTGACCCACTATAGCTACCCGGCTAAGCCGATACGGAAAAATGGCGTTTGGGTGTGCCCGGATTGCGGTAGGAGAGTTCAATACAACCATTCATACTGCCACTATTGCGGCAAGAGGATTGGTTGGGAGAAACAAATAGTAATAGGAGGAGAAAAGAGACATGGCAGCACAGACAAATAAGGGCTTTGGATTCCTATTTGAAATGGGTTGCGGTAAGACCTTAACAGCCATAGCAGTAGCAGGGGCGGCATACGAGATGGAAGCCATTGAAAAGGTGCTCATTGTAGCACCGACCTCAGTGTGTGCCGTATGGCCGAAGGAGTTTGACGATTACGCAAGTTTTAAATACAAGGTCAACGTACTTTTGGGAGATAAGAAGAATCGCCTAAAAGAGCTGGAAGCCCTGAAAGCTTTTCCTTTTAAGGCACTTAAGGTGGCCGTAATTAACTATGAATCCACCTGGCGAGAGGGCATATTTGAGGCGTTGGTGGATTGGAAGCCGGATATGGTAATAGCAGACGAGAGCCAGCGAATCAAGACCCACGACGCAGCACAGAGTAAGGCAATGCACAAGCTGGGTGACATAGCCAAGTATAAGCTGATTCTTTCAGGAACGCCGGTACAGAATAATGCGATTGATATATTCAGTCAGTACAGGTTCCTTGACCCGAATGTATTCGGAATGAATTTTTATGCATTTAGAAGCCGTTACGCCATTATGGGAGGCTTTAACCAGAAGCAGATTATAGGTTACAAGGACTTAGACAAGCTCATCAAGAAGGAACACAGCATAGCCTACCGAGTAACCAAGGATGAGGCACTGGACTTACCGGAACAGACTTTCCTTACCCGGTACATACAGTTGGAAGGTAAGGAAAAGCAGCTTTACGACCAGATTAAAAGGGACAGCTTCGCAGAACTGGAAAGCGGTGGCCAGATTACGGCGCCGACTGTGCTTACCAAGCTTCTAAGGCTGCAGCAGTTCACCGGTGGCTTTATTCAGGCAGACGGAAGCGGTAAGCCTGAAATGGTATTCAAGGGTAAGCTTAACGCCTTAGAGGATATCCTGGACGACTACGTTATCGACGCAGGAAAGAAGCTGGTTGTATTCTGCAGGTTCAGACCGGAGATAGACCTGATTCAGAAGCTATTGGAAAAGAAGAAAATACGGTACTGCAGCATATACGGAGATATCAAGATTGACGACAGAGGCGACATTGTAAAGGACTTCCAGACGAATCCTAAAACATTGGTTTTCCTGGCACAGATTGATACTGCAGGCTTAGGAATCACCCTGACGGCAGCAGACACATGTGTCTATTATTCGGTCAACTTCAATTACGCAGCATACTCACAGAGTTTGGCGAGAATCCACAGAATAGGCCAGCGGAACAGGTGCACCTACATACATCTGGTAGTTGAGAAAACCATTGATGAAACTGTGCTTAAGGCCCTCGCAAAGAAAGAGGATCTGGCAAAAACGATTGTAGATGATTGGAGAACGTATTTTTAGGAGGATATTTATGTACGGATATATTGGAGGATATTCAGACACAGATTCTATCAATTACTGCCCATCTTGCGGTGAGGAAGTTGCCATTGGATTTGCTGACGGAACAATGAGGTGTACTAATTGCGGATTGCGATTTGGTGTTATAGAGGTAGACGACGAGGAGGAATAGAGAGGAGGACGGGCCATGCATACCGAGCAAACATATCGCTGCCGGAATGATACATAGGCAGTAAAGCGGCATTACAAATAACAGGAGGTTTTTATGGCAGGTAGACGCTGGACACAAGAGGAGCTGGACACATTGGAATCTATGATTGGTACATATACGGTGGCAACCATAGCAAAGAAGCTGGGGCGCTCCTTTGATGCAGTAAATATAAAACTGAATAGGATGGGGCTGGTAGGCTTTGAGAAAAGCACAGACCTACTAACTATGAACCAGGTGTGCCTTATGTTAGGAGTGGAGAGCAGAACCGTTAAAAAGAAATGGTGTAACAAGGGGCTTCGCATTATGCGTAAAGGAAATTACCTTGCTATCCGGCAGGAAGTGCTTATTAAGTACCTGAAAAACCACCCTGAGGATTGGAATGCATTAAGAGTCACAGACGACAGCCTTATTATGGCTTACCCATGGTACAAGGAGAAGAAAAAGCAGGACAGTAAAGTAAATTATTACTGGACAGATGAGGAAGTTTCCCGAATGAAGATTCTTAGGCACAAGGGTTACAGTATCCGGGAGATTGCAGAGCAGATGGGGCGGTCGGAATCCAGTATCAAATACAAATTATATGGCAGGAGGAAATAACATGGAGTTAAGAGAAGTTATCAACGACTTATTGACGTTGAATTTATCCACAGAGGTCAAGGTAGTAGAGGGATTCCTTAATATTGCAGACCTTTTCGATGTGCCTAAACAGGCTAAAGCAGATAGGCTGGATATGAGCGTCAGAGATTACAAGGCTGTGCTTGATAGAAAAGAAAACCTTGCAGAGCTTACCAAGGAGAACAACGCAGCCAAGGAGAATCTGGAGCAGGAGATTTGTCAGATGATGGTTGACGAGGAGAAGCCAAGCACCGTTGTAGACGGATTTTCTTACAGCTTACAGCAGACAGTAATGTACTCCAAGAAATCAGAGGAGGCATTGGCGGAAGCCGGTATTGTATTCTTTGATGTTCTTAGAGAGCAGGGCTTAGGCGACATTATTGTCGAGAGAGTAGACCCTCGTACCTTGCAGAGCAGCGTAAGAGCTATAGCAGAGGAGTGCGAGGAACTGCCGGAGGAATTAGTAGAGTGTCTTAACATTTATGAGAAGTTGACACTTTCCAAGAGAAAAGCAAATACAAAGGCTTTAGAGAGAGCCAAGGCAAATAGGGAGGATTAAAACAATGAGTGGTAATTATGAACAGTTGGAAATTGATGTTCGCTTAGAGAGCGAAAGAGACCTGAAGGACAATGTGTCTAGGGTGATTCAGTTTGCTTATTCAAAGCGTAAGTTGGAGGCAGATACCTACGGGCATCCCATTCAGGCAGTGCGTAATAAGCATGAAGGTTACGGCATTGCCGCAGAAGCCTGGAACAAGATTCAGATTAAGGAAAAGGACATTAAGAACGGCATGGGCGATTATTTAGCGCTCCTGCAGGTTCAGGGCGAGGAAGCTATACAGAGCTGTGCCAGATTATACGATGCAGCTCTTAACCTTGCAGTAGAAGCTATCAGTATGGCAGCAGATATGAACCGGGTTCTGAATGACCTTTACTATGGAGCGCCCAAAACACCTTTAGAGGAATACGCTGAAGAACTGGAAGAGGGTTCAGAAGCAGAATTTGAGGAAGCGGAACTTAATGAAGCAGAAGAAGATGAGGAGGAATAAGACATGGCAAAGAATGAAGTAGCAGTAACAAATGAAAGTTTTAACTTAGTAACCCTTGAAGGCGAGATTGCAGAAGCAATCGCAGAGGAAATGGACGGTCTTGGTACCGTACCATTCGACAGAGTAAAGATTCCTTCCGGCGGTGGCCTTGCGTTTGAGCTTCCCGGAGAGGACGAGGACAACCCTGAAAGCGCAACGGAAATCGTTGGTGTTATTCTTTACCACCACCCGGTCAACGCATACTGGAAAGAGAAGTTTGAAGGTGGCAACGAACAGCCCGACTGTGCAAGCTACGACGGTAAGACGGGCGTAGATAAAGAAACCGGAGAATGTAAGAGCTGCAGTGATTGCCCTTGCAACCAGTTTGGCAGCGGTGACAATGGCAGCGGTAAGGCTTGTAAGAACGTTCACAGGATTTACATCCTTAGAGAAGGCAACCCTGTGCCCCTGGTTCTTTCCTTACCTCCTACCAGCTTGAAGTTCATGAGGGACTACATCAGCAAGAGAATCCTGCTTAAGGGTATGCGCTGCTATCACGCGGTAACCAAGATTACCTTGAAAAAGGAAAAGAGCGCAGGTGGAATTACATACAGCCGTGCAGCATTTACCTTTGTAGATAAGCTTACACCGGAGCAGATAGCTGCAGCTGAGGCTATGGCGAACACCATTAAGCAGACCGACCGCAATGTGGATGTGGCTACAGATTACGAGACTGCCGCACCTGCAGCGTCAAACGACGGCTTTATGAACGTTCCTGACGGAATTCAGGAGGATTTACCATTTAACTAAAGCATTTAACTAAAGCATTGAAAGGGAGCGGGGATTCCCCGCTCCTGACTTAAAAGACTGGAGGACGGAATATGGACAGGGTATATATCATTTCCAGATACAGAGCAGACAGCTTAAGAAAACAGGAGTTCAACAAGGAAGTAGCAAGATACTTCTGTAAGGCAATTATTGATGAAGGCAAGATGCCGGTAGCACCACACATTTATTATACACAATTCCTTGATGATAATTATCCGGACGACAGGGAATGCGGCTTAGGCTTAGGTATTTGGGAGCTTCATAACTCCCAGGAGTTCCTATTGGTAGTTATCGACGGAATTATAAGCGAAGGAATGAAAGGCGAGATAGAGGAAGTGTCCCGCATGGGACTACCCGGACGTATCGTATGCATGACGGAAGCAGAAATTAAGGAAGCAATGAAGGTGGTTAGATAATGAACGCGGAACAGCTTAACATAGACGATTTTGTTGACTATGCAGCAGAGTATAAAAGCATATTGAAAAACGCCAAGATTACTGGCGACCGCATACTAGGCAAGTGTCCGTTTCACGATGATAAAAAGGATTCCTTTACGGCAGACTTAAAGACCGGAATGTGTCACTGTTTCACAGGATGCATTGATGGTAACTTCATTTCCTTTTGGGGGAAGCATTATGGAGTTAATAACAAGGAGGCTTACAAGCAGATTTTAGAGAAGTATGGAAAACTGCAGGACCCTGCCGAGAAGCCAAAGGTGAAGCCACAGATGCAGTCTTACACGCTTTCAGAGTATGCCTTTTCCAAGCGCCTACCAGAGGACTTTTTAAAAGAGGTGTGCCGGGCATCAACCAGCAAGGATCGTGACGGCGTACAGTGGCTGAAGCTTCCGTATTACAACGAGGAAGGCGAAGCACCGGTATTCAGAAAGCGCTACGGTGGCAAGGAATTCCGATGGAGCTATGGCAGCAGCGGCAAACTGATTCTTTACGGAGAGTGGAGGCTACCTGAAATCAGGGATAATGGTTACGCAATCTTAGTGGAGGGCGAGAGCGATACGCAGACATTATGGTATTTGAAGTTCGCAGCCCTCGGTGTTCCGGGAGCAAGTAACTTCAAAGCCAGGATGGTGCCGAAGCTGGACGGACTGAAGCTATACATTCACGTGGAACCGGACAAGGGTGGCGAGACATTCTTAGAGAAGGTGTGCCGAACACTTCATGAGGAAAGCTACTCAGGAGAGGTTTACACATGGAGCTGTAAGCAGTTCGGTGTAAAGGACCCGTCAGACCTTTACCTGAAATACGGAGAGGAAGAGGCTACCAGAAAGCTCCAGGAGGCTATTCGAGGAGCGAAAAAGCTTAACCTTGATGAAATATCGGATGTAATTCCGGAAGCCGTAAAAGGGGCTCCTGTGAACCTTAGACAGCCGGAAGGATGGATATATTCAGAAAAGGGTATCAGCCACATTGATGAAAAGAAAGCAATTCCAACCATAGTGTGCCGAACCCCGATAATCCTTACCAGACGACTAAAGAGCATGGAAACCGGAGAGGAAAAAATAGAGATTGCCTTTAAGAGAGATGGAATATGGAACAAAGCTATTTTCCCACGAAGCACCATTTTTACCAGCCGGAGTATTACTGTGCTTGCTGACTTAGGCTGCACGGTAACGAGTGAGAATGCAAAGATGGTAGTTCGGTTCCTGGAAGCATTGGAGGCAGAGAACATTGACATAATAACAAAGGCAGATTCTACATCAACCTTTGGATGGCAGACAAGAGGACGATTCCTGCCGGGACACGGTGAGGATATTATTTTGGATATTGATCCAAGTATGCGCAGCTGGGCTACAGCGTATCACACTAACGGAACGTTTGATGGTTGGAAGGAAACTATGAACCCTCACAGGGAGCGTGACAAGTTCCGCTTCATATTGGCGGCCAGCTTCTCAGCTCCGTTGCTTCGGATTCTATCACAACGAATCTTCTTAGTATACAACTGGGGAGGTTCCAAGGGTGGTAAGACAGCAGCCCTGAAAGCAGCATTATCCGCATGGGGCGACCCGGAACGACTGATGGTAAACTTCAACGCTACCCAGGTTGCATTGGAACGTATGGCAGGATTCTACAACGATTTGCCGTTAGGGATTGATGAAAGGCAGCTTGCCGGACAGAAGCAGGAAAGCTTAGAGAAAATCGTTTATATGCTGGCCAGCGGAACCGGACGTGCCAGAGGAAGCAAGGGTGGCGGCCTACAGGCGAATAGTACATGGCGGACGGTAGCACTGGCCACCGGAGAGGAACCATTGTCAACGGAAACCACACAGACCGGTGTCTCTACGAGAGTTTTGGAAATCTACGGCGGACCATTCACAGAGGAAAAGGAAGCTAGCCTTATGCATCAGCAGGCAGGACTTAACTGTGGCTGGGCAGGACCTGAATTCATAAAGCGAGTTATGGAAACAGATGAACGTACCATCACGGACAATTACGACAGAATGGTGGAAGAGGTTTACCGGATAGCCAACGGTACCAGCGGCAGCCACATCGCCGGAATCAGTGCCGTAGCACTTGCAGACGCTATGCTTGAAACCTGGATATTTTCAGAGGCAGAACCCGAAGGAAGTGTGTTAAACAACGGAAAGCAGGAGCTGGTTATTGCTCCTGAGGTTTGGAAAAGGTCAGTTCAGATGGCGCACGCTATTATTAGGGAGCAGCTGGCAGCAGGTGTGGCCGACGTAAACGAGAATGCAACGCAATATATTGTGGACTGGATTTTATCGAATCGCCAGTATTTCGGAGAGAAGGCAATCGGAACGTGTCTCGGAACTATGAGTTTAGATCAGGGAACCGCATACATATTTCCTTCCATTCTGAACAATACACTTACCAAGGCAGGGTACAGCGCACGAAAAACTCTTAAATATATGGCAGATAACAATATTATTTCATCAAAGCCAAAGGCAAACGGTGGCAGGGAATACAGCATGACAAAGTGGTTTGATGGAAGAACGTGTCGCTTTGTAGAGTTTGATTTAAAGCGATTCTCTAAACCGGTAGACCCACTGGATGAGGACGAAGCTGCAGCAGCGCAGGAACAACCTCAGGACGGATGGCAACAACTCGCATTAGGAGTGTCTACACCGTTTGACGAGAAGGAAAAAGTAGAGGAATTACCGTATTAGGGAGTTGAAATTCCTAACGCCTAAAAATTAGGCGTTAGGTTAGGTGTTAGGTTAGGCGTTAGGTCAAAAACCACGAAAAATCGGGGCTTTTAGAGCCTATTTTATATAACCTAACTACTTAACGCCTATTTTATAGGCTATATATGTTTTTGCGATTTGCACACTTTTTCGCAACTCATATAAAAAGTTTAGGTGTATTTCTCAAAATTAGGCGTTAGGCGTTAGGAATGCCGACAAACCCAGTAAAATCAAGGGTTCTTACCTAACGCCAAGCAAAAATCATTAGGCGTTAGGTTTTTTAGGCGTTAGGAGGCGAAAAAATGGAGAAACCCACGGAAATACTGGAAAAAGTGGCAATTTCACTTGAAAAATACAAGAAGAACAAGACGCTTGTTTCCCCGGAAGATTTAGCAGGAAAGTATAAGGCTCCGTTTCAGAAGTTGAAAGCGCAGCTTGCAAGTGAACTTTCGGAGTATTTGAAGGCTTATAGCTTAGAAGAACTGAAGGTCATTCAGGATAACAATGGCTTCAAGGAATTCACGGAAGCAGTAAACCGGATATACGCAGAGTCCGGCATGGGAAAGAGGGTCGGAAAGGCAGCTTTTAAAGATTTCGATTTAGAGCAGGTAAAGAACCTGGCAGAGGAGCTACGCCTCAGGATATACAACGAAGCCTGGGTGCCATACTTCCAGAGGCATACTTGCTTATACCTGACAGAAGCGTGTCTCGCAGATACGAATCCACAATCCCCAAGAATTTATAACAGCCTTGTGGATATGTTCTGGAATGTGTCTACAGGGGAGTGGATAAAAGAGGCAACCAGGGAACCGGCAACATTGATGTACATTTCACGGAGGGAATTATGAGTACAACACTTACCAAAGTAATTAGCGAAATACTTGAAGAGGTCAGAGAGGATATTTGTGACAACTATTGCAAGTATCGTGATACTGCAGATGAAGATAACTTATGTGACAAGATAAGGGACGGAGGGGAATGCCCTCTTGATAGACTTTGTTGACATTTGTAGGAACGGAGGAAAACAACATGAACAGAAATAAGAAAGGCGTTATGCCGGAGATTACCAGAGACATATACAAGGGGGTAAAGAAGTTTGACAGTCAGCAATTTAAGAACTTCTGTACCGACATTTATAAATTCGGATTTGAGGACGGCAGAGAGAGTGTGCCGGGGATTGATATAACTAAGATTCTGGAAGTTATCGCAGCTACAAAGGGAATCGGACCTAAGAAGCTGGAGGAGATTAAGACGAATATTGAGGAGGTGTTCGGGGATGGAGAAAAGAGTGAGTGACATGGAGGCGCAGGAGTTTCAGGGTTTCATTAGACAATGGGTCTTAAAGAAGATGCGTAAGCAGGAGAAAAAGCTCCGTAAATACGCAAAGCTTTACTTCGGGGAACCGGTAACGATTATTTATGCCAAGGACGGTACCAAGGTTACTCGCAGCGATGGAGTGAAAGGTGTAACAAAGGCGCAGGAGGTAAATTGATTTGAAGAGATTAGACCAGTTTCAGACCAAGGCGGAAGCGATTGCATATATTCAGGAAAATGTATATGGGTGTGCCGGTGTTAAACACGCAACAAAGTATTTGCAGGACCACCTACCGAAGGAAAGTTACTATCAGGACAAAATTATAAAGTTCCTGAAGGAAGCATACCCGACAGCATTTGCCTGGAAGGAGGCAGCAGGGCCATACAGCCGACAGGGAATCCCGGATGTGTCTTTCGTAAAAGACGGCCAGTATTACGGATTCGAGGTCAAGCGGCCATTCATTGGTGTGCTTAGTAAGATTCAGGAGCAGACCATTAAGAGAATCAGGGCAGCAGGTGGCATAGCTGCGGTGGTAACTTTCACGGAGGATGTACTAAAAATTGTGGAGGGCAACAGTAATGGCGTATAGATGCAAAAAGAATCCAAACATAGAATGTGACGGTTGCGGATATTGCAGCCAGCAGGAGGAAGAAACCAAAAAGGAATGCTGCGGAACTTGCCAACACCATGAATTTGACGTAGAGGAAGGCGACTGGGTGTGTTCAAACCTTGATAGTGATTGCTACGCAGATTTCACCGGGTATAGAGATTACTGCAGCGAGTACGTGGAAAGGTAGGTGGCGATATTGACTTTTTATAGAGCAATACATAATAAAACCGGCGAGGTTTTGGAAGGTTCAACAAAGGAGCTTGGGAAAAAGCTGAATGTACATCCGGTATCAATAAATCGGGCGGCAACGGAAAAAACAAGTATAGGAACGCATTGGAAGATATTAAAGATTGAAGAGGAAAAATTAGAATCTGCTAAGGGGAATTTTCCTGTTGAATTGCGTGAGGAATGGGACAGAGTAACGGAGCCTTTTAAGGAGGCAAGACGGAAGAAAATTTTAAGGAGGAGGCATAAGCATGGAAGATGATAAAATTATAGAATACCTTGAATCACACGCATTTATATCGGACGAGGTTAAGGATAGGTGTATTGAAGCCATTAAGGGTCAGGAGCGTCATAGAAAAGTGGAAGAATACAGTGGCAACCACTATTGCGAATGCGGATGCCCGGTAGAGTATTTTATCTTTCCTTTCAACAACAAAATCTGCAAACAGGCATATTGTAGTGATTGCGGGGCTAAGTTGGATTGGGAAGGTGTAGAAATTCAAATTTAGTACAGGAACTAAAATAGCAACTCAAATAATTTGAGTTAGTAAAGGAGCAGATATGGAAAAAGATTGCAAAAAGTGCATCCACCATATAAGAGGTACCTGCAGTGCCTGGGAGTGCAACTTTCAGACGCTTGAAGATTACCGGGATAAGGTAATTGATGATTTTATAAGCAGGCTTGAAAACTATCAGCGAGATAACTTTGCAGCAGTTTTACGGCAGGGTATTACATGGGGCGATATTAAGATTGTCGCAGAGCAGATGAAAAAGGGGGAGAAGCGATATGAGTGATGCCAAAGCGTATCAGTGTAGTCAATGTGCCCAGTTATACGACAACGACGAGTACTGTATGTGTCTTGCCGGTATTGACCCAAGACCAAACCACCGGGAAAAGGGCGATGCGGCAAAGTGCAAGGAAAACTTTGAGTATTTAAAACCAAGCGAGCAGTGGCATGAGCGATTTGCATGGGAGAATTGATAAATTAAGATTTAGAGAGGTGCTAAATGTGGTCACATGATGAGCAAAAGAGAGTAAATGACGGATATGTAGCAATGGCAACTGTACGTTGTTCATATTGCGGAAGCATTCAAAAAAAGTATGTAAAAAGCCATTATACAGGCGGAACACCTTGTGTATTGTTAGCAAGATATTGCAGAGGTTGTCAAAAAGAGTTAAAACATACAAATTGAAATTTGCAGATGGAAGGAGAAGCACCATGAACCGAGCGCAGAGAAGAAAATCACAAAAGGACCAGAGGAAGAAACATTTTTCCGGGCAGGCAGCAGTTGCTACGGAACAGCCGGACTTCTCCGGTGTGCCGCTTGCAACAATGTGCCAGAGCATACAGCTTTTAATAAATGAGCTTTACAGCAGAGGATATCCGGTATTCGATTTTGACAATAAGGATAAATTTATACAGGGAATTCAGATAATCCAGGGAAAAGTTTATTTCCTTGCAGCGAAGGAGGATTTAGACAATGAAAAAGTATGAGGAGCAGCTTTCACCGGAGGCAGTTTTGTTGAACCAGTACCTGAACCAATACAAAAGGTGCATAGAGAGAAAGAAGTCTTTGGAGCGTAGGCAGAAAGAGATAGTTTGGGAACTGGACCACCCACTAAAGGGTGTCTCTTACGACGGAATGCCACATGGCAGCGGAGAAAGCGTCGGCTGTGCCGCAATTTCTTTCAGGCTTGATGAAATAAGGTGCAGGATCGAGGAACAGAAGGAAAAGTCCATTAAGGTTCTGGCAGATATTATGGATGTAATAGAGTTTCTGCCGGAGAATTCCATGGAGCGGTCAATTATTGAACATAAATACATAGACCGTTTTAGCTGGGGCCAGATTTGCAAGACGGAGCATATCAGCAGGACACCGGGTACAAGGTATTGGAGAAAAGGCCTGTATATGTTGCTGGAGTTTAAGAAGGTACAGCAGATTGTCAGGGATTACGAAAAGGAACTTGACGCTGGATAACGTAGGATAACAATCCGTGTAGGGCTTGATTCCGGCACGGATTGTGTCTATAATATTTTTATCAGAGAAAAACAACATCACAAGGAGGACAAGGAACATGGAACGAGAAGTAGTATTTCCGGAACGTATGGAAGTGTGTCAGAATCACCCTGACAAGGCAGAGATTTTCTGGCTGGAGCAGATGCTGATTAAGGCAGAAAAACCGTATTACTTTAATTTCTGGGAGGATTTACGGCCGGTGTTTGGTGGGGAAGAGGACGGAGACCCTGAGAGCATTGACTGGAACACCTACAAGTTTTTGATTGAGGTCGGCAGACCTGCAGGAAACGCACACGCAGAGATTAGCGTTTGCTTTAACCGAGAGGGCGACCCGAAGCTGTTAGAACTTCTGGAGATAAGAACCCAGGAGAATCACGAAGAAGCGACAGAGAAGCTTCATTTCGGGCTTTCTGCGGAAGCAGCTATGGAAATCATCGAAAACTATTTTGAAACGGCTTAGTGAGGCTTGTGCGAAGCGAGAGGGGCAGCATTGGAAACATTGCTGCTTTTTCTTGCATATAAATGTCGAAAAAAAGGAAGGGAATCACGATTGACAGACAGGCTCATTGGTTGTAACGTAAACTTATAAGCTACAAGGAATGACAAGAAAATTTTTTTAATTTACCAAGGAAGAAATAAAGATTCTTATATTATTGGAGGGTGGAATCGTTATTTCTTTTTTTTGTTGGCCGTTTTGTGTGTTCGCATTTTTGAAAGGATGGTGTTTTTTATGGGGAAAAAAGATATTCACAACACGCCGCTAAAAGAACTCGTTGCAGAAATTAACAGGATGTTAAAGGGGAACCCAAGAGCAATCCAGCTGGTTTATTCTTTTTTGATTGGGCTGACCAGTGGATAATAATTTTTTGAAGTTGGTACACAGGAGTACATAATTTTGTGCTACTATAATTTTGTCGGTAGGTGTGCCGGATGTTGTTTTCTCGATCGGGAGCTGTGTCTTTATGGCATGGCTCCCAAGCCTTTAGGCAAAAAAAATAGCACCCGGACGAGTGCTATTCATTCATAATTTTTTCAATCGGGCATCCGATAGCTTTTGCCATATCGCGGACTTTGGCAGCCGACGCATCGTTTATATTGGTTCTTCCTTGTTCGTACCTTTCTATAACACGGCTACTCACACCGGATAATTCAGCTAATTTTTTTCGAGACATTCCAGCTGCACGTCTTTCGGTTTCTAATCGAGTAGGATTTGGATTTTTTGAACCTCGCATACTGTACCTCCTTAGTTTATTTGTCCTCTGGACAATATTCAGCAGTAATCGTGAGCTTAATACAGTCACCGCTATATAGTTCGCAGCCCCAGCTAGCCACGGCTGCTGCGATCATCAAATCAGAAGCCTCTAGAATACTTTCTTCATCAGAAACATAAATGCTTGCTTTGGTTGTTTCTTGATGATATGTATCTGTTTTTGATTCGATGTGCTTAGAAAGCTCTTCTATATTTTTGAATTGATATTCTGTACCGTCAGCGTCTTTAATATAATACATACCATATTCTTTTTTTATATCAATCATATAAACACCTCACTAAATTCTAAGTTTTTGCGCCGAGCAAAGTGTCCCGGCGCATTTATTATACTACTACGAGCGTAATTTGTCATTACCAAAGTCCCCCGAACCGGTAATCCGGTCTGGAAATTTTGTCCCTCGCAGCTTCCAGGAATTTCAGATTAAACCCGAAGGACTTATAACCGGTTGCGATAGTATCGAAATATGTGTCTGAAGGGAAGCTGGGTCGCATACGATTCTCATTCATAATGTAGACCATTCCGGTAACAACGGAGCCGTCGTCCATAACTACCTCAATATCTTCTTTGCGATAGAGGTGTGGCCAGCCTTCATATACGTCCAGATTTCTTTCGTCAGCCTTGGAGATTTCCCAGACTGCAACCGGCACGTCTGTGTCGGCACCGGGCAGGATCGTGGCTACACCGTTCCGGCTCCAGTTCCCCCAGAATGTCAGGGAATAATTTTTGATAACGCCGGAGCCGTAGACCTTAGCGTCCGGGCAGCGGTAGCGCATCTGTCCCAGATGCAGGTTAGAACCGTAAGCTACATAAAGTTTTTTGTTAGATTTTCTTGCCATAATTGTGTCCTCCTTAGATATAGTTTTTTAAATAAATCATTTCAAGCAGCGTAACCTTTTCACGCAGGTCGGTGCAGGCTTTCAGGGTTTCTTTGAGCGGGTGCTCCAGCAGAACGGAATAAGGAATTGCGTCAAGCATTTTTTGATACCTTTGAATGTCTGGAAGAGTAAACCACCACTCCTTGAATTTTTTTTCAGCAGCTTCGGACCAGCTTATAATTGTTTTCATATCTTCGTCCGGGATATAGGTTTCCGGATTGTCGATGAAGAACTTAATTTTTCCACCTTCGGAGATGTGTCCTATCACCTTATAATCGCCATTTTCCATAACTGCTTTGTTGCATACGGTTGTGCCGTTTCCCAGGCAGCAACCAAAGAGTTCAAATTTTTGTGCCATTGTAGATACCTCCTAAATTTTTTGTGCCTCAATTTTTTTGAGGGAATGCCGGCCGGGGAGTCGAACCCCGGTGTGCCTTGCGGCCCGTTCCGGCTAAGCAACTGATTTTTTCAAGCGCTCATGAATCCAGGTTGAAGTATCAGTTACGTCCACCATTGCGGTGTAGTATTTGTCGCCGATTCTTGCGTACTGGTTGGTGTAGGTTCCGGTGTACATTTCAGACATACAGAACATTTCGACCCCGGCAATCGTGCACCATTTCAGTGGTGGCAATACGTTAAGTGCGTATTCAAATTGCTCCTCGGTGGTTTCGGTAACTTCGCCACTTACCATGGCTTTTTTCTGGCGTTCCAGGAATTCCCCGAAAGTCATTACTTCATATTTAGCTTTTTCGTATTCAGCAATGCGGCTGCGCCAATAGTCCGCCTGGTTGGGATAATTTTTTATATGGCTTTCATAGGTTGCTATATTTTCAGCGGCACTTTTCTGTGCCTTTTCGATTGCTTCCAGCGCACCGTCAGCATCGCAGAAAGTATAAATATTTCCAAAGCCACCATTTACGTCTACTACTACTAATTCGTTGTTATTCATATTCAAATCCTCCTAAAATTTTTTTTGGCTTGCCATCATCGGCGGGAAGGTTGCCACCCATACCCCGGACGGCCCGTGGGCCGTTTCGGTTTATACAACGATTGTCAAAATATTTTTTATTGGCACATAGTAGTAACTTTCATTTTGAGCCCAAATTTCTATGTAGCCGTCCTTCCATTCATAATCGTTAAGCGTGGTTGAGATTGCGGAACCATTTACCAGGGTAATCTGAATTGCAATATCTTCCGGCTTGTCACCTTGTTTCTCAGTTATTTTTCTAATGTGATTCATAATGTTACAGAAAATTTTTTCATCCATAGTTATTTCCTCCTATTTTTTGATGTACGCTTGTAAGCGTATTTATTTTGTTGTCGTGAATGTAACTCTGCCGGAGCAGGAAGTCAAGTCTTTTTTGAAAATTTTTTTTGACCTCCTGCCGGCATAAGGTTTGTGTGCCTTCTTATTTTCCGCTGAAGTATTTGTAAGCTTCCAGAGCTTCTGCGATTGCTTTGATTTTTGCAGCGGCAGCAGTAACCTTGTCAATATGGGAAGCGTATGCAGCGCCGAAATCCTGTGCCGTAAAATGATTCATTTTCAGGATTTCATCGGCAGCTTGTTTTTTTGCTTCTTCAAAAGCCTCTACAGATTTTTTTAATTCGTTTTCTAAGTACTCAAGATATTCTTTTTTCATAAGAAAAACCTCCTATTATTTTTTTGCCCAATATTTCTTCGGGGAATCCCGGCCGGCGGAATCGGACCGCCGGTGAAACCGTACCGGGTAATATATTTTAATACCAAGATGACTGGAAACAAGGACGGCCGTCCCAGGCGGTGAGGCTTACGCTACTATTGATTTTTACGTGCCAGCTACCGGTCTGTTTTTCATAAGAAGATTGGGAAACTATTTTTTGAACCGGCTCGCCAATGCGGCGTTCTGTGTCCGGCATTACATATCCGCTCATGGAGCTTTCAGTTTCCACCTGGGTGTGCCCCAGTTCTACAATTTCAATTTTGCAAGCGCTGATGATTTTTGTTACCAAATAGAAATCAACATTTGTTTGTTCATAGCCCCAGGAATCCTCCAGGATGTCTCCAACCTTGATGCCAAATTTTGAAACCGGCTCGGCAGCAGGAGCAGGAGCTGAAACTGTGTCCACCGGAACCTGACCACCGGATAATTTTTCAGCCAGCGCCAGACGCTCGGCGGTTTTCTTTGCATACCATAATTTTTTCTGTTTGTGCCAGCGGAACCCGGCCGCCTTCATTGCTTCGCGGATTTCTTCTGCAGGCTTTCCTGCGAATGTTAATTCGATACCATTAAATTGATTATTGATTGACATTGTACACATAATTTGTACCTCCTAAAAATTTTTTTTGACCCGGCAGCTGTGCCGGAAATCCCTCCACCCGGAATCGAACCGGGATTTTTTGGAGCCTGCTCCAAGAGGGCTGTGCCCCGGCGACCTATCTATATAAGTCGCCGTTTTTACCAAAGCGCCAAGCGGCGTCGCCTTGAAGGCGTTTAATGAAAAGCTTGTGAGGATTTTTGAACATCTCGCCAGTCCAGCCCATACGATTAAGCCAGGTACGCATTGCGAATTTTTCATTGCCAGCCGCCATGATTGGATTTTTCAGTGCCCGGATATTTTTCTGAGTCAAGGCGCTTGCGTTCATTGAGAGAACCAGGAGAACATAAGCACGAACCTCGCCAGCGTGAAGGCTTGCATTAAAAGCCCGGATTTCTAAAGTATTTGATGCCTTACCTAATGTTGAGAAGTAGCGGTGTAAATTTAAGATATGGTAGCGGCTACGATTGTAATGAGCGTCCCGGCTTTCAAAAGGAGCATATGTGCCGTACCAGGCGTCTGCCAGCTTTTCAAGTGTGTCGGCATTTTTTACGGCATCCACTAAACGCTGGTCGATAGCCTCGCACCAACGCTGGCGGTCATAGGAAACGCCTAAAGACTTGCGAACCAGCTCGTCGTTGCTATACATAAGGTGTATGAAGTTTCTAACAGTTTTGGCGGTGTGGTCCTTGCCGGAAACGTGAACGTGGATGCCGCAGCCGTACTGGGTACCGGAAACGGCACCGGCAGCTCTAAGGGCTCTGATGAGCTCCTGCAGGCTTTCCATATCCTCGGCATAGGTAATGGGTGGTGTGTTCAGTTCGCAGCTGGTATCACGACCGCCGGTGGTTTGAATACTTGCATCAGATACAAAAGACCATTCCCGGCCACGTTGGTCGAAACAAGACCACTTTCCATATGTGCCTCCCATATAGCGAACCTGACCACCTAAAACGGTAGCGGCTACTCTTGCGGCGCTTTCTCTTGTAATTCCGGTCATTTCGATTTCTACACCAACGGTGGTGTTCATAATTAAGTTGATATTAGGTGTTGTACTCATATTGTATTCTCCTTTCGGTTTTAAAGGTACGCTTACAAGCGTTGTTTTCTTGTTGAGGCAACTATAACTCTGTGCCCAAACGAAAGTCAACACCCAATTTACAACTTTGTCAGGTCTGCACAAAAACGATTGGAGCGTGTTGTCTAAAAGGTCGACGAATAATAGAACCGGCGAACCGGATCAGCCGGAACCAGGGAACCGGATCCGGCCAGGGCAAACCAAAAACAGGCGCCTCTAATGGAAGAAACGCAATACACCCTGTGCCCTATACCATAGAACCACAGCAGGAACCACAGCAGGAACCACAGACAGAGCCGGAACCGGAACCGGTCACCCTGGCTCGCCTTATACCATAACAGGCATAGAACCACCGCCCACCATAGCCACCCGGCAAACCCAAACAAGGCACCTCTAATAGAAGAAACGCAATCGGGGTGTGCCTTGCCTATATTGAAAGCATAGCCACCAGGCAAGCCGGGCTGTGCCTATACCATAGAAAGCAGGGAAAGCAGGGAAAGCAGGGAAGGCAGGGAAAGCAGGGAAGGCAGGGAGCTGGCTGTGCCTATACCATAGAAGGCAAGGAAAGCAAGACCGGCTGTGCCTATACCATAGAAGCATAGAAGCAAGGCAGGCCCTGCGACCTATAGAAGCAAGGGAAGCAAGGGAAGCAAGGCTGGCTGTGCCTATAGAAGCAAGAGCAAGAGCCGGAGCAGGGCGGACCACATAAACCAGGGCTAAAAAGGGCTGAAACCATAGAAACAAGGCCGCTGTGTCCGGCCTAAGGTACTACTGTGGCTATAAGGCTATGCGGGGCGAGGAAAG